GTGAGCCGCACCGCGACCGTGGACCTGCCACGGACCAAGCTCCGCTGCATCACGCCCGACCCAGAGACGGGGGAGATCATCGAGCGCGTCATCCCGGAGAAGTCCCTGCGTCCCCAGCCGCCGAAGGAGCCGAAGGAACCGCAGCTGGACGAGCGGTTGATCACGATGGTGAAGCGCGGGGACATCTGGGGCGCCACCGGGTGCTCCGTCGTCGCCATGGCCACCCACCGAGAAGCACTGCTCCACTACCGCGAGGTCCAGCTACCGGAGTACTGGGCGTTCTTCTCGAACCACCTTCGCCGCGACGAGCAGCGCAAGCTGGCCCGCGGCGAGAGCAGGGCGATCGTCCGACCCGTGGAGGCCTGCTGGCAGATCGGTGACCGCGTGTACGTGGCCGCCGACATGGAGGCCGAGGTCATGAAGCTCACGAAGACCGGAGACGACTTCGCGACGGTCTTCAAGATCTACGACTTCCGCGAAGTCCTGTTGAAGCGCGGAGTGCTCGGCGACGACATCCCCCAGACCGATGACCACGGCTACGCCCCGGAACTGACGCCGACCGAGAAGGAGCGGGCCCGGCTCGAGGGCGCCTACACCACCAGCCCGGCGAGGGCGGTCGACGAGGCCGGTGGCGTCATGGACGACGATGCTCTCCGCCGCATCCACGCGGAGCAGTCGGCGGCCAACGCCGTCAGCCAGAGCAAGGGGCGCGTGGTGCTCACGAAAGGCCGGATTCAGCGGCGACTGGCCGAGGCCCGAGCCAAGAACCGGACCAGCACGGTGCGCTACTTGGAACGGCAGCTTGAGAGACTCAATACGAAAGAGGCGGCATGAGCTTGCAGATTTTTGGAGAGGCAGACGAGCGCACCATCGCGCAGATCGAACGGTGCCAGGCAGCCGAGGAAGGCTCGCGGGCGGTCCTCTGCGCCGACAACCACCTTGGCTATTCGCAGCCCATCGGCGGCGCCGTCGCATATCGCGAACACATCAGCCCATCCGGCGTGGGCTACGACATCGGCTGCGGCAACAAGGCGGTGCGGACCAACATCTTCGTGGACGCCCTGCACGGCTCCGACATCGGCGAGTTCATGGACGAGATCGTCAGGCGGGTCTCGTTCGGTATGGGCCGCAACAACGACGAGCCGGTCGAACACCCGGTGCTCGACCAGATCAAGGACGCGCCGTTCGCCCCGCAGCGCCAGTTGTACGACCTCGCCGTGAAGCAGCTGGGCACGGTCGGTTCGGGCAACCACTACGTCGACCTCTTCCGGGGCGACGACGGCATGCTCTGGATCGGCGTCCACTTCGGCAGTCGCGGCTTCGGCCACAAGACTGCATCCGGCTTCCTCGCGTTGGCCGAGGGCAAGCGCTTCGAGGAGCATGCGAGCGAGGGCGAGATGGACTCGCCGCCGATCGTCTTCGGCATCGATACCGAGCTCGGCCAGAGCTACATCGAGGCGATGGAATTGGCGGGCGCCTACGCCTACGCCGGGCGCGACGTGGTGGTCGACACGGTGCTCGGGATCCTCCAGTGCGAGGCGACCTACGAAGTCCACAACCACCACAACTTCGCCTGGCGCGAGGAACACGAAGGCGAGAACTGGTGGGTGATCCGCAAGGGCTGCACCCCGGCTTTCCCGGGCCAGCAAGGCTTCGTGGGAGCGACGATGGGGGAGACGTCGGTGATCTTGGAGGGCACGGAGACCGGCGAGTCGGCTCTCTTCTCGACCGTCCACGGTGCGGGCCGTGCGATGAGCCGCACCGCCGCCAAGGGCAAGACGAAGCGCCGCAAGCGGTGGGAGTGCAACCACCGCGACTGCGACTACTCGCACACCGACAAAGGGCAGTTCAGCTGCCCCGATCATCCCGACGCGAAGCCGCTCAAGCGGTGGACCGAGGAACAGAAGGCCAAGGGCTTCGTTGACTGGGAGTCCGAGAAGGCGATTCTCGACACGAAGGGCATCGAGCTACGGGGCGCAGACGCCGACGAGGCGCCGCCCGCCTACAAGCGTCTCGATGCCGTTCTCGCCGCTCAGGGAGACACGATCCGGGTCCTCCATCGGCTCCAGCCGATCGGCGTAGCGATGGCCGGACCGGACATCTACGATCCGTTCAAGGACTGATCCTTGACCTTCCGCCGCTGACCCACCTACACTTCCGTTCAACCGATATGGCCACTCCCGCGCGCGGCTGAGCGAACAGCAGAAGCGCCATGCGGGATGCGGCCGTCTCTGTCGTTCCTCCAAGTAGAGCCATGGACAAGACCCTCATCGCCTTCTCCGCCAGCGGCAAGGACTACATAGTGGTCGAAGGGACTGCTGACGAAGTCAACGACAAGCTGAGCGCTACGAACAGGGCCGGGAGCGGCCTGGTGAAGCTCACGCAACTTCCCGATCAAGGACAGACGTTCGGGCCCGCGCCGGTGTTCGTGAACCCGGAGCGGATCGCCTACGTGCGTCCTCCCGCCAGTCGCGGCAGTTCTCTTCAGGGCGACCTCTAGCGTCGCCGGTCACTCCGGGCTGGTGTAGCCGGCAGCACGCGTGGTTCTGGACCACGAAGCGCGAGTTCGACCCTTGCGCCCGGATCTAGGCGAGTCCCATTGCTTTCATCTGAATCGCCTTGGCGACCTCGAGGAAGCCGAGCGATACGTGTGGAGCGGCGCTGGAGTTGACGCGGAGGTTGATGGACGCCTCATCTCCGTCCTGCCCGACTACCTCCACGATCAGGACACAGCGACCGATCCCGCCCTCTTTAGGCAGCTCCGGGTCGTTTTCAATCTCCTCCATCAGATCGCCGATCTGTTTGCCAAGCGCGGTCTGATCGATAGCCATCTTTCGTCCCCTCTGTAGTCCGGTTTAGGCGCGCGACCCTACGCGACCCGGTACCGCAGTGGCTTGGGCATCTCCGCATTTTCGGAAAACCAAACCCGCTTCGGCTGGATGGCCTGGCGGGCGAAAGGAGGTGGGCGGATGCTCACCCGTATACGTATCGAGGTCTCGGACGAGGATTCGGCGGCGGCCACCGAACAGGCGTTGGATCGCTACGAGGCGGCGCTTCATACGCAGGAGGCGTTTCGCTTTGGCTTCATTGCGCCGGAGCCTTGGGAGTGGGGCAAGCTTCGAGCCGCGGACCAGAAGATTCTCGCGAGCGAGGATCTCGGTCGAGAGGTCTCCGACGAGGTGATCGAGTACGACGCCTCGCTGCCGGGCTACAAGGGTCGGCGCGTCGTCTGCTTCAGGCGGCTGGACACTCGCGGCGCCGCCAAGCCGAAAGCGCCCTCAGAACCGCCGGAAGGCAACACGAGCGAATCGAGCACGACGGTCCGCTTCCACGGCTCTACCGTCGCGATGTCCCGCGCCTTCCGTCCGTAGTCCAGCTTCACGGCGCTGTCGTCCACTGGCTAAGACGTCGCCCTCTCGAGGCGAAGAACGGGGATCGAAACCCCGCAGCGCTTTCAGCTTATGAGCACGATCAACACCAAACCCCTCACCGAACGGCGCCCCGGTCCCGAACCGGCAGGACGCACCTGCGCCGAAGACGGCTGCACGACGCTCCTCAGCACCTACAACTGCGGGGACCACTGTGCCCAGCACGGAGGCTGGCCGAAAGACACGGTCCGGCCAATCCAGACGGTCGATGACCTGGCAGATGTGATGGCGGCATGACCAGCTACAACCACGACAAGGAAGCACTGACCTGCTTCATCGTGATCCCATCCATCTGCTTCGTGCTCGGGTGGTTGGTGGGGCAGCTGTAGACCATGGAGCGAATCATGCATGGGGGTCTAGCCGAAGCTGTGCGGCCGGCGCTCGCTGAACTGTCACCGTCGCTACAAGAGCTTGCGCACTGCGACTACGTCCTCGGCGCAGATCCGATCTTCATCGGCCTCCATGCATACGAGGACTGCGGCGATGGTCGCACCCGGCGACAGACGGCCCACGCTTGTTGGCCTCATCCCTTTCATCTCCGCAAAGGTGAACCACCGACGGTGGTGCTCCCGAGCAGTCGGGAAGATATTGCGGCAGGGTCGGTGAGCAGAGCCCAGATCACCTTGGAGCACGAGCACTTCCACATCATCGACTGGGCTGTCTTCTCTCGCACCGGCAAGTGGGTGGCCGACTGGGTCGACCTCCCGGTAGTCAGCGACTACGCAGCCCGCGACAAGCAAGAGCGCTTCGCCTGCGCCGGTCAGCGCTACATCTTCCCCGAACGCACGGACTGGGGCCAAGTCCTCAGCCGTGATACGCGTCGCTTCTTCGACGCCTTCAGTGAGCAAGGTTTGGCGGTGTTCGGGTGAGCAGCTGGGAGAAGGTCATAGGACTGGCCGACATGCACGGCACCGTGCTCACGGTCACCTACGAACCACCAGAGGACGAGGACGACGTAGCTCTCGGTTCGGTGGAGCTGACCAGCGGCGCGGCCACCATCGACTGCGCTCCTACGTCCGATGCACTGAGACGGTCGGCAGCGGCCCTACTCGACCTGGCCGATGCGGTGGACAGCCAGCCGGTCGGGTCGTGAGAGCCGTGGAGACGCCGCATCTCGACGTACCATTGGCGCCCGATGAGCCGATTCAAGATCCTCAGCCGCAAAGTCCATGACCATCCGAGTTCGAAGCAGCCGAAGAACTCACGCTCGTTCGTTGAAGCTGGCTTCTCGGCCATCGAGTTCGTCATCGAAGACACCGAGACCGCGCAACGCATCGAGGTGGAGCCCATCCCCTTCACCAAGGACGACCCGAAGTTCAAACGGAACGTCGAACGGTTGGCCCTGGAGAAGGCAGCCGAGGCCGTCAGGCGCCAGCGACGCTGACCCCTTGAGGCTCGATAGTCCCTGTAGCAGGGATTATCACCGAAGGGGGGGTTTTTTAGGGAGGGCGCCTCGTTCCACCCGCCGCTTGGAACTTTTCTCTCCCCGTTGGTCAAAATCGGGTCGCGAGGGGGTGTTGGCACGGTCCCTGCCGGGTCGAAATCGCACCCCGCTGTCACATACTGGAGTCCAAACGGCGCCGCGCAGGGTGGGGGAGAGCGCCTCGGCGAGGTACTGATGCCGGGCCGATTCCACTACGGCGCCGAGCACAAGGCGCTCCGCCGCCAGCTGGCCCCGTTCGTCGCCTCTGGCCAAGCCCGCTGCGCGCGATGCGGCTTCCAGATCGAGGCCGGTGAAGACTGGGATCTCGATCACGACGATTCCGACCGCAGCCGCTACATCGGCCCGTCCCATCAGCGCTGCAACCGGGCCACTGCAGGCCGGCCGAACCACAAGCGCGATCGACATTCGAGGAAGTGGTGATGGAGCTACCGACCAGCGTGGTCGCCGCAGTGACCGCCGACCTCGAAGAACTTGGCGAGCGCGATCCGAAACTTGCGCGCTCGGCCCATGCCGCTTCGGCCCTGGCGCTGGCCCGCGAACTCGACGACGACAACTCGGCGACCTCCAAGTCGATGTGCGCCCGCGCACTCAGCGAGACCATGGACCGGCTCCGCGAGCTGGCCCCGCCCGAGCAGACGAAAGACGTGGTGGACGAGGTTGGCGAAGCACGGAAAAAACGTCGAGCAGGGAAGGCAGCAACCAAGGCTTAGCTGGGTTCCTCCATGCGTCGACTCCTCGGGCCAGGAAGCCGTCGAGCTTGCTCATGCCGCCGGTCTTCATCTCGATCCATGGGAGGAGCTGGTCCTCCGTGAATCGCTCGGTGAACGGCAGGACGGAAAGTGGTCGGCCTTCGAGGTCGGCGTCATGGTCTCCCGCCAGAACGGGAAGGGCTCGATCCTCGAGGCGCGTGAGCTTGCCGGGCTGTTCCTCCTCGGCGAGCGGTTGATCGTCCACAGCGCCCACCTCTTCGACACGTCGCTGGAGCACTTCCGCCGCCTTAAAGACCTGATCGAAGGGACGCCTGAGTTCTCCCGCCGCGTCAAGAAGAACGGCATCAAGAACTCGCACGGCGAAGAGGGCATCGAGCTGATCGGTGGACAGCGGATCAGGTTCCGCACCCGCACGAAGGGGGGCGGCCGCGGATTTTCGGCGGACCTTCTCGTCTTCGACGAGGCCATGGTCCTCCCCGAGTCCTCGCACAACGCGATCCTTCCGACCCTCTCGGCTCGACCCAACCCGCAGGTCTGGTACGCGGGGTCAGCCGTCGATCAATGGATCCACGAGCACGGCGTCGTGTTCTCCCGCGTGAGAGAGCGCGGCCTCGAAGGCGGTCAAGAGGCACTTGCCTACTTCGAGTGGTCGGCGGCCGGAATCGATAACCCGCAGGAAGCGACCGATCTGGCGCTTGACCGAGACGCCTGGGCCGAAGCAAACCCTGGCTTCGGCATCCGCATCTCCGCCGAGTACATAGAAAATGAGCAGCGCTCTCTGACCCCGCGGGGTTTCGCCGTCGAGCGCCTCGGCATCGGGGATTGGCCACGTACCGACGGATTCGACTCTCAGGTCGTCGCACCGGAGGTCTGGACTTCTCGCTGCCAGCCGAAGGCGAAGGTTAAGGATCCGGTGCGCTTCGCCTTCGACGTCTCTCCGGATCGAGCTTCGGCCGCGGTCGCGGTCGCCGGTCGGAACACCTCCGGAAAGTGGCACGTCGAGGTCATCGAACGGAAGCGCGGGACCGGCTGGGTCGTGCCGAAGCTGGTCGAACTCTTGGAGAGGCACGGTAGCGAGCTCCCGGCCTGCGATGGGATAGGGCCAGCTGGTTCGCTGATCCCTCAGCTCGAGGAGCACGGGATCGAGGTCGAGTCGCTGAACAGCCGGGAACACGCTGAAGCTTGTGGCGCCTTCTACGACGCATTCGCCGAGGGAACCATCGAGCACATCGGGCAGGAGAGCCTCGACAGCGCGATCAAGGGTGCCGCGCAGCGACGGCTTGGAGATGCGTGGGCCTGGTCCCGGAAATCCTCCTCGACCGACATCACCCCACTGGTTGCATGCACGATCGCCCTCCGCAATGCGATGCAGGGCAACAGCACCTCGGTCTACGAGGACCATGACCTTCTGATCTTGGACTGAAAGGGATTGCGCGATGGGTGATACCGATACCAATCTCCGCCACGTCAAGCTGGTCTCGACGAACGACAATTTCACGGGCGCAAGGCTCTGGATCGATGGCAAGGAACCAGAGTGCGTCTATTCGATCGACGTCCATGTCGGCGCCAATGAGGTCAACAAGGTCACGATCGTCTTCAGCCCGGACGAACTCGACATCGAGGTCGACGAGGGAGCCAGCGCCGACGGCCAGCGGCCACAGAGCAGGCCCGGGAAACCCACGACGTGAAGCGCCTTCTCGCGCCTTTCAAGAAGCTGTCTTCACCCGAGCCGATCGCAATTAGTGGTGCACTGGTATTTCTGGGCGGGGTGGCGTGGGTGTTTCCGCCCGCCGCCTTGATGCTCGGCGGCGGACTGCTCATGGCCTACGGCGCGTTTCAGGTGATCGACCGATGAGCTTCGCCCGGATGCTCGCCGCGGCGGCGACCCGTGGGCACGTCCTCGGTGCCGGCGAAGAGGGGGACATCCTCCTTGGTGGTCAGCGGACCGCAGCCGGCGAAACCGTCAACGAAGAAACCGCCCTCAAGGTCTCGGCCGTCTACGCCTGCGTCACCCTCATCTCCAGCTGTGTGCGGCTCATGGAAGCCGAGGTCAAACAGGACACCGGAGACGGCATCCTCCGGAATGATCGGGCCTCCTCGCTCTGGCGACTCCTCTGCGAAAAGCCCAACCCGGAGATGGCGGCTGGCGACCTCTGGGAATGGGTGGCGAAATGCCTGCTGCTCCGTGGGAACGCCTACCTCTACCTGATGCGCGATCGGCTGGGCCGGGTGCAATATCTGTGGCCGCTGAATCCTCGGCGGGTCTATGTGCGGCGTGACCTCATCACCCGACAGAAGGTCTTCGAAGTCTTTGCTCCGGATGACTTCGAGCGCGTCGAATTCTCGGGCACCTCGACGGAAATCCTCCACATCAAAGGGTTCGACTCCGGCGCGTTGGTGGGCAAATCGGTGATCTTCCATCAGCGGGAGACGATCGGGCGGGCCCTGCGCGAGGATCGCCATGCGGCGCAGACGCTGAAGAACAACGCGCGCCCGAGCGGCATCCTCAAGGTCAAGAAAAAGCTGGACAAAGAACGGGCCGAACGCTTGGCCGCCAGCTGGCAGGGCGCGCATGGCGGAGGGAAGTCGGGCGGCACCGCCGTTCTCGAGGAGGACGTGGACTGGGAAGCGGTGACCATGTCTGCCGCGGATCTCGAACTGATTGCTCAGCGGGAGATCAGTCGTGAGGACGTGGCGATGGCCTTCCAGGTCCCTAGCGACATGGTCGCGGCAGGGAAAGTCTCGAACAACCTCCACTATTCCTCCGACGCCTCTCGCGACCTTCGCCTCGTGAAGTACGGCGCGATGCCTTGGACTAACCGCATCCAGGGGGCGCTCGAAATCTGCGAAATGCTTCCGTGGAACTACGGCGTCGTCGGTGGACGACGGGTAATCCGTTTCGATCCGAAATCTCTCACCCTCGCCGACATCAAAACCCGCTTCGAAGCCTACGAAAAAGCGAAGTGGTGGATGGCGGTCGACGAGGTCCGTAACGAAGAGAACCTCGAGCCGATCGGGTCTGCGTATGCGCAGCCCCCGAGTCCTGTCGAAAAAGCCCCGAAAGCCGTCGCCTGACCCATTGGAGAACCGATGCCTGAGTTGCTGAACGAAGAGACCCAGACCACTCGTGTCGCGCCGGTCACCGACGGTGAGCGGGAGGCGCGTTGCGTGCCGCTTTCGAATGTCGACGTGCGCCGCAACGATGACGGGTCGATCACCGTCGAAGGCTATGCGGCCGTCTATGAGTCCGAGTCCGAGGATCTCGGCGGATTCGTCGAGGAACTGAAGCAGGGCGCCTTCCGCAAGGTTCTGCGGACGAAACCTGATGTCCGGTTTCTGGTCAACCACGACGGCGTCCCGTTCGGCCGCACCACGGCGGGCACCCTCCGCCTGAAAGACACGCCCAAGGGGCTCAACTTTGCTTGCGACTTCCCGGACACGCAGAGCGCCCGGGATCTGGCGGTCAGCATCGAACGCGGCGATATCTCCCAGTGCAGCTTCATGTTCCGGGTCGAACCGGAGGGTCGGGAATGGTTCTTCCCCGACGATCCGGAGGAGCCCGCGCGACGGGTCATCTACGAGGTGTCCGAGCTGTACGACGTGTCAGCCGTGACCTTCCCCGCCTACCCGGCAACCGAGATCGGGGTCCGGGGTGTGATCGCGGGCCAGCCGATCGCCTCCCCCGAGGGCCGTTTGGATCCGGAGCTGTTCGAGACCGTCTGCAAACGGGTGCATGGGGGAGATCTTGAGGCCACTCGTGCCGAGCGACGGGAGTTGGAGCGTGCTGCCGAGAAGCTGGACACGCTGACGCCGTGGCAGCGCGAGCGAGGTGACGAGAGCGCCGAGGAGCGGTCGGCTGTTGCAGAAGTGTCCGCTCCATCGGCGGAGGACCGCGAAGCCGCTGAACGTTCGACTCAACGCGTTGAGGAGGCCGCCGAGACGCAGGCTGAGGAGCGGTCCGACGAGGTCCCGGTCCTTCTTGAGCCCAAAGAGAATGTCATCAGTGAGGAGGCGGCCCGTTCTGTCGGTCTTCTCCGCCGTCGGATGCAGATGCGCGACCGGGAGTTCGCGGCGTGAGCCCGTTCCGTCGAGTGGTCAGCAAGGTCGTGGTTGAAGGGCCGCGTCGTCTTGAGATAGCGGAGGGCGACACCTTGGTCTACCGCTGCCAGGCGAAGCTCTCGGCAGAGCAGAGAGGGCGCCTCGAAGGGCAGCTAAGTGGTCTCTGGCCGAAGAATCGCATCGTCGTCCTCGAGGACGGCGCCACCCTGGATGTCATCGGTCGACCCAAAACCGCCAAGCAGGCATTGGCCGCGCATCTCGCAGGCCACGGCAGCGTCGGCACCTACTGAACTTTCACCCGCCGGTCACCGGACGTGACCGGCAACACCGCGTAGAGAAGTAAGCCACTGAAGGGCGGGAGAACCGCCACCGGGAGCACCCAGCTAGCCGGTGGCAAATGGTTGCCCAAGCCCTACGGGAACGGTGCCTGCTACTCGACGGGGACTCGAAGACCTGGATGACCCTGAACGGGTCATAGCTGGTCGACGCGCCCTCGCGGATTCGCACGACAAACGAATCCGAAAGGAATTGCCATGCCTATTGGCGATCTGATCGAGGAGCGCGCCAATCTCGTCACCGAGCAGCGCGGGATTCTCGACAAAGCAGAAGGGGAGACGCGCGAGCTGACCTCCGAGGAGTCGCAGGAGTTCGACCGCATCGACAGTCGCGTCGGTGACATCACGGCCGAAATCCGGCGCCACGAAAAAAACCAGGAGCACTCCGAGCTCGACATCCGCGCCATCCCGACCGAGCGCCAGGAACGCGAGGAGGACGAGGGCTCCGAGGAGCGCACGGTCTCCCGTGACACGGACGAGTATCGGAGCGCTCTGACCGCGTATGCCCGCGGCGGGATCGACGAGCTCACCGCCGAGCAGCGCTCGACCCTGAACGTCGGGGTCGACGCCGAAGGTGGGTTCGCGGTGCCGGACGAGTGGGGCACCCTGCACGAATCGCTCCGCGAAGCGGGGACGATCCGTCAGCTCGCGACGGTAGTCACCACCGAAAGCGGGAACCCGTTCCACGTCCCGTACATCTCGGCCGACGCGGAAGCCCCCAAACGGGTGAAAGAGGCCGAAGAATATCCGGACGACGCCGAGGAACTGGGTGAGAAGGTCATCCAGGCTTACAAGTACGGGCGCATGACGAAGGCCTCGGAGGAGGTCGTGCAGGACGCCCTGTTCGACGTCGCCGGGTTCGTCGGTTTCCGTCTCGGCTTCGATATCGGGCGCGTCGTGAACGGTCGCTACGTGGCCGGCACGGGCTCCGAACAGCCGGAAGGCCTGTTCAAAGGCGCGACGGCCGGTGTGACCGGGATCTCGAAAACGGCAGGTCCGACCGGGGACAACCTGATCGACCTGCAGCACTCGATCATCCGGCCGTACCGGGCGAACGCCTCCTTCATCATGTCCGACGCCACGCTGGCGATCGTTCGCAAATTGAAGGACAAAAACGAACAGTACCTGTGGCAGCCGAGCCTGCAGGCCGGGGAACCGGATCGCATTCTCGGTAACCCGGTGTACTCGGATCCGGACGTCGACACGATCGGGAGCAAAAAACTCCCCGTCGGCTTCGGCGACGTGAAACGGGCCTACATGATCCGGGACGTCCTCGGCGTGACTATCCGGTTCCTCCCGGAACGGTTCGCCGACAAAGGCCAGGTCGCGTGGCGCGGGACGCTGCGGACTGGTGGCGCGATCGTCGACCAGAACGCGTTCAAGGTCGCTCAGTGCGCTGAATAGATGCCACTCGACGGGCGGGGCTACGGCTCCGCCCGTTGGCATCTGTCTGGAGGCAAATTCATGCTCGTCAGAGACAAAGAGGGCTACACGCACCAGGTCGATGCCGAGGAGGCACAGCGCCTGATCGAAGCCGGTGAGGCGGAGCCGGTAGCCGAAGCGCTCATCACCCGCGCCGAGGACACGGATTCTGAGCGTGCGAAGCGCGCAGAGAGGCGGACCGGATGAGCTCGGCCGTCTCGAGCGGCTACTTCCTCCTCCGGGGTGCCTCCGCCGAACTCTTCTTCGAACTCACCGTCGCGGGCGAACCGGTTGAAGCCGACGATGCGCCGACCGTCACCGTTGTCCGGGACGATGGGACCGCGTTGGTGACCGATGCGCCAGCCACCGGTTCGAAAGGTGAATACAGCCTCGTCTTGAGCCCTGAACAGACGGCCTCTCTCGACATCCTCACCGCGACTTGGAAGGCAACGGTCGACGGCGTGGTCCAGACTTTCACCACCCGCCACGAGATCGTCGGTGACTACCTCGCGAGCATCAAAGCCATCCGGGACTCCTTGCCCAAACAGGTCTCTCCCTCCGAGGAGGGCATCGTCTGGGCCCGCACCCTGGCCGAGGGATGGCTGGAAGACGAATGCAGGGTTGCCTTCAGGCCTCGCTACGCCCGGGAGGCTGTCGACGGCACCGGGGAAGGGAAGATCCTTCTAGGCCGACCTCGGCTGATCGGCCTTCGTGAAGTTACGGTCAACGGGGAACCGGCCGACCTCGAAACGTTGAAGGGCTACCCGAGCGGAGTCGTCTGGACCGCGGGCTCATGGCCGGAAGGGGCCCTCAACATCTCGGTCGCCTACGAGCACGGCTTCCCGCGGCCTCCAGCCCAGGTCTCCCGCGCAGCAGTCCGGCTGGCCCGTCACTTCATCGTCGAAAACCCTTCCGACTACGACGAGAGGGCAAGCTCGATGAGCACCGACGAGGCCCACTACACGTTCATCACCCCTGGGATGCGGGGCGCAATCACCTCGATTCCTGAGGTCAACGTCGTGATCGAAGCCTTCGAATACCGCGAGGGAATCGCGTGAGCGCCACGGTGCCGGCCGTGAAAGGGGCGATCCAGGAACGGCTCAAAGCCGTCGAATCGCTCGCGGACGTGCCAATCATCCGCGGCAAACCGGGAGACCCTGCGCCGGAAGAGTACGTGTCGCTGTGGAAGGCGAAAGCCACCCGCGACTATTCGGGCCTTCGTGGAGGGGCGCAGACGGTTCCGATTGATGAGATGGTGGACCTGACGATCGTCGTGGATGTGGCCTACGCCACTGGCGCGGATCCCGAACCGTCGGAGGTCCGCGCCTATGAAATCTTCGCCGCAGTTGATGCGGCGTTGCGTGCCGACCTGACTCTCGGTGGGGTCTGGCGCTTCGACAAAACGTCCTCCTATGAGGACGACTTCTACCGAGACGACAAGCGCCGGGGCTGCCGCGTCTTCCAGACGCTGTCAGGCAAGGCTCGCATCTGATGAAGGCCTCATCGGGCCAAACCTAGGAGGAAGCATGACCAAGGTTGTGTACGACGGCCCCTATGAGGAGGTCGAACTGCCGCTGTCCCAGAGTCGGACGGAGGTGGTCAAGAAAGGCGAGTCGATCGACGTCGACGACGACATCGCGAAGAACCTGATCGAGCAGGGCACCTGGGTCGAGCCTAAGTCCTCTCATCGCAAGAAGGAGGACTAACCGATGTCACTGCCTACCGGCCTCGGCGCACAGCTGGGCATCAAACTGGAGGAATCGTTCGGCACCTACAAAGCGCCGGCGAGCTTCTACGAGTTCGACTCGGAGACCCTCTCCCGACAGCAGAACTATCTGACCTCGACCGGTCTGCGGGCCGGCCGACTGGCTCGTCCGGTGGGGCGTCACAAGCCGACCACCCGCTCGGGCACCGGCGACGTCACCATGAAGGTCCCGACCAAGGGCTTCGGCACCTGGCTGAACCTGCTCCACGGTGAAACGGTCACGCCGGAAAAAATCGGCACCGGCACCGCCTACAAACAGATCCACAAACTCGGCACCACGTGGCCGGAAAGCAAGTCGCTGACCGTGCAGGTCGGCGTGCCGGGTGTCGACGGGACCGTCCAGCCATTCAGCTACCTCGGTGCCATGATCACCCAGCTCGCACTCTCCTGCGACACGGGGGCGGAGCTGATGGCCACGCTGAGCCTGAACGCCAAGGATGTGGTGACTTCGGAATCCCTGGCCGTGGCCAGCTACCCGACCGGTATCGCCTCGCTCGACTTCACGGGCGGGAAAATCGAAGTCGGCTCGGACACGCTCGGGATCATCCCGTCGGCGTCCGTGAACCTGCCGCTCGCGCTGAAAGTCGATCGCTTCGGCATCGGCTCCGGTGCCACGGCCGCCAAGCCCCTGCCGAACGACTATTTCACCCCGACCGGCTCCATGAACATGGAGTTCAAAGGCCTGACGCAGTACGAACACTTCACGAAATGCGACACCGTGAAAATCGTGCTTCTCTTCGAAGGCCAGACGATCTCGGAAACCAACAAAGAGACCCTGAAGGTCACCCTCCCGGCGTGCCACTTCACCGGGGACACCCCACAGGTCTCCGGCCCGGATGTCATTGCCCTCGATTGGCCGTATGAAGCATTCGACAACGGCACGGAACCGCCGGCGACGATCGAATACGTCAGCTCCGACACGACTCTCTAGGAGTCCGCATGACGAGGCGCCCAGCCATCGATACCTCCGGTATCTCGGATCTCCTCCGGGATCTCCGGAAGATCGACAAACGACTGGGCGCCTCTCTCGTCAAAGAGCTGCGCGACGTCGGGAACGAGACGCGGGACAAGGTCCGCAACTCGACCGCTCCGCCATATCGCACCGGCAAGATGCGGCGCTCGGTCAGGACCGGTGTGCGCCGCGGTGCGATCACGCTGTACTCGAACCTGCCCCAGGGGGACGTCCTCGAATGGGGAGGCTCGATCAAACCCCGTGGCGTGCCGATCGAATTCCCGCGTACGGAATTCGTTCGCAAGGAGGTCGCCGCCTCATCCGAGGGCACCGAAGCACGCCTCTCAGGCCTCCTCGAGGCCACCGCAGCCCGCTACAGCTTCGAGTAGCGCGGCCACAACTTCCAAGCAGCACCAGACGTGCCCTGCCGCCGGTGACTCGACGGGCCGGCGGTGGGGCGCGAACCGTCGAGAACCCGTCGAACAGGAGGGCCGATAGATGGCCGACCTATCACTCGCAGATGTCTTCGAGCCGATCACGCTGAACCTGATGGGTCCGGAATATCGGTTGAAGCCGCCGACCCGCTCGCTCGAAGAAAAGTCGGAAGCATGGGAAGAGAAAGTCGAGGCGCTTGCTGAGCCGACCCAGAAGCTGCTCCGCGAAGGCGCGGAACTACAGGAGGCTGGCAAGGAGAAGGCCGCTGCGGCGAAATTCGCCGAGGCCGATGCCGAGGTGAAGAAGTCGCTGAACCGTGACGCTCAGGTGAAGACCTTGATCGAGCTGCTCGACATGTGGCTGGAGCCGGTCGACGTACCAGAGGGTGAGCGGCCGAAAACCGCCAAGCAGGTCCTGTCGAAGCTCTACAAAGACGACAAGATCGGCAAGGCCACGCTCGACAGTTTCAACGAGCAGATCAAAGAGCTCCGCGAAGAGCGCCGCCCTACCTGAGCGCCGAGGAGGGGTATGACCTCTACCTCCTGCGGCGCTATTGCGGGATCTCGGCCGAAGAAGCCACGGTCGGCCTCCAGTCTTGGGAGGTCGACCTGAACCTGGCCGGGATCAAGCACGACCTCAAGGAACAAGCACGAGCTGGGCAAGCACCCCTGGAGGGCTGATCCATCGCAACCCGGACGCTCAACGTTGTACTCACGGGCGACAGCGCCCTCTTGGACCGAGCGTTCGCCAACGCCGAGAAGTCCGGGGCTAAAGCGGCCACTGGCCTCGAGGCGGCGGGGCGCCGCATCTCGACCGCCGGGTCGAAGATCTCCAGTGCCGGGAAGAACATCACGAAGTACGGCTCGCTGCCCGTGGCGGCCCTCGGTGCCGTGGCGATCAAGACGGCCATCGATTTCGAAAAATCGATGCGCAACGTCAACTCGATCGCGCAGCTCCCGGAAAAACAGTTCCAGAAACTGAACCGGGAAGTGCTGGCCATGTCAGGGGAAATGGCGCAGGCCCCGAAGACGATGGCGGAAGGGATGTACGACCTTGTCTCTTCCGGCTTCGACGCCAAGGAATCGCTGGTGGTTCTCCGAGCATCGGCAAAGGCGGCAACTGCAGGTCTGACGACGACCGAGGTCTCGAGCAAAGCCGTCGCCGCATCACTCAACGCCTACCACCGGCCGGCGAAAGAAGCCGGGCAGGTCTCCGATGATCTCTTCGAAACCGTCAACCGAGGCGTCGTTTCCTTCGAAGAGCTCGCAGGGGCGATCGGCTATGTGCTGCCGGCAGCTTCCACGATGGGGATCAACATCAAGGAAGTCGGCGCCGCGATCTCGACGTTGACCAAGGAGGGCCAGTCTGGGGAAACCGCGATCACCAACATCAACCAGGCCGTCACCGCCTTCATCAAGCCGAGCAAAGCCCTGAACGGGACGATCAAAGACCTCGGGTATGCCTCGGGCGAACAGATCATCAAGCAGAAGGGCTTCCAGGGCGCCCTCGAAGCCGTGACCAAGGCCGCGCACGGCAACAAAGAGATCATCGGCGAAATGTTCGGGAACGTCCGGGCGATGCGGGCGGTCTTCGGTCTCACCGGTAAGAGTGCGGCGAGCGCGCGGGAAGACGTGGCGGCCTTCAACAAGGACGCCGGTCGGACCAATCAGGTACTGGCCGAGCAGAAAAAGTCGACGGCCTACCAGTGGAAACAGCTTCGGGCCGAAGCCGAAGTGCTTGCCGTGACGATGGGCAAAGACCTGATCCCGATAGTGCGCGAGGTCGGGGCGGATGTCAAAGACGTTGTCGGCGCCTTCATGGGCTTGCCGAAGGGCACCCAGAAGTCGATCATCGAGTTCGGCCTGATCACCGTCGCCGCAGGTCCCGTGATCCGCACCTTGGGTGCCATCACCAGCGGCATCGGAAGCATCGTCGGGGTGGCAGCGAAGTTGCAGAACGCCAAGATCGGCTCCTCTATTGCAAGCGCGATCAGCGGGAGCTTGGCCGACGGCAAAGGTAGCTATGAACTCGCGCGCTCCTTTGGCCGCGGAAAACTTGCGTCATCCGCCGCCGGCTTCTTCTCCACGAGCTTCGCGAAATATCTAGGCGTCGGCATGGCTGCCGTGGGCGTCGGCAACATCGTCATGTCGGCCACCAAGGGCGACTGGAAAGACGCCGGTTTTAAAGCCGGGGGCGCTTTGGTCGGCGGAATCGCCGGCGCGTTCCTCGGCCCCGAGGGAGCGATGATCGGAGTCGGCCTCGGTTCGATCGCCGGCGGGATCCTCGGGTCTCTCTTCTCGGGCGGTCCGAAGGTCAAGTCGATGCAGGAACGGCTCAAGGAGAGCCTGGAAGGAACCACCAAGGCCATCCAGGCGCAGAAGCAGGCCGGACATCAACTCGCCCAGTCACAGAACTCCGTCGCCTCCGCCCACAAGCGCGTCAAGGAAGCGACCGACCACGAGAAGAAGGCACAGAACGAACTCGACGAGGTCCGCAGGAAGTCGGGTCCCAATTCGCAGGCTACCGTCCGCAAGGAAGTCGCCCTTGCCGAAGCGCGCGACGAAGTCACCAGGGCGACGAGGCGGGAGAAGAACGCAGAACACCTGCACGGCGAAGAGCTGAAGGCGACCAAGGAACTCCAGCGCGTGGCGATCCTCGAAGAGCGCCACCGGATCAACGTCCTGAAACAACAGCGCGTCTCGCTCGAAAACCAGCGCCAGGCGATGAAGGCCGCCGGCGCGTCGGTTCAGGAACTGAAACCGATCAACGAAGGCTATCTGAAGAACCTTCAGCACTCTCAGAAGGCACAGGGTCAGTACGCGAAGACCTTGCAGGAAGCGGCGCAGACCGGCGGGAACAAGTGGGCGCACTTCCTCCGCAATGCGACCCAGTCGGCTTTGGATATGGGCAAGAAGGTCAACACCTCCCTGTCCGACATCAAACGCCCGATCCAGAACTCGGTCCTCGGCTTCCAAACCTTCTCCAAGTCGGCCAAGCGGAACTTCGGATCGGCGAAAGGAGATGTGAAGTCGTTCGAAGGGGCGACCACGGGCAGCCTCAACAGGACCGGCACCACCCTGAATACCTTCCTGTCGGCCCTGGGTGTGAAGTCCGTGGCTTTCGGCCCTCCTGCGCCCACCGGCAAGCAGAGAGGCGGTGGACTCGGCGGCGCCGGCACGGGCGACACGATCCCGGCTATGCTCGAGCCGGGCGAGTACGTCCTGAACCGCAACGCGGTGAAGACGGTTGGCACCTCGACGCTCGACCACCTGAACTTCAGCCTCGCGCCCCGCTTCCAAAAAGGCGGACCCATCGGGCCCGAACCGAAGATCACGGGCACCGAACCGCTCCATATGGCCGGACAGCACGCAGTGCACAAGGGCTTCAAAGCCGCCGTCCGCTATGCGAACCAGCACGACGGAATCGGCCGGATCGTCGCCAACGGCAATCGGATGGACTCCCTCCACCAGCCGTACCTCTGGGGTGGGGGACACGGATCGACGGCGTCACGCAACGGCCCGTGGGACTGCTCCGGCGGAATCTCCGAGCTCTTCGACGGGTCAGGGCTTCCCGGACCGAACTTCAACTTCGCCCCGATGGTGTCGGGAGGATTCCAGACCTGGGGACTTCCGGGTAAGGGCGACGTGTCGGTGCTGGCGAATGCCGAGCATGTCTATGCGGTCGTCAAGGGCAAAGGCGCGATCGGCACGTCTGACTCAAATCCCGGTGGAGGCTTTGGCTGGATCAGCGAATACACCTTCCGGCCGGGCTTCACGATCCGCCATGCGGACTTCGGAGCTACCGGCGGTGGATTCCGGGGGAGCGGCAGGCACGGCAAGGGTCAGAACCAGAAGAAGGGGTTTCAGTCCGGCGGGATGGTCGTGTCGGGCAAGGCCTCCTACGAGGGTGGCACCGGCCATCTGACCGCCGACCAGAAGCACACCGACGAAGATCCTGGCTTCGCGATCCGCGACGACTCCACCCTTGGCGACTGGTTCTGGGCGAAAGTCGGCGGTGCCGAAGGCCTGCTTCAGCACACCGACTGGGGTCCCGCGGCGTGGACCGGCCGGGCGATCGACTTCACCGCAGCCGGACTCCGGAAGATCGGTGCCTCCCTCGGCATCACCGATACCCAGGCGACCGTCGAATGGGCCGGTCATACCGCCGCGGCTGCCGCGAAGAATCTGGGGTCGTCGGGAGGCACCAAGGCGAAGAAACTCGCGATCCCCAAGGGTCACACCGTCCACGGCGGAACCTCCGCCGGAACGGCAACCCCGAAGGAAATCAAGCGGGCTACGAAGCTCGGGGCAAAGCACGCCAAGAACCCGAAAATCTCCCACAACGTCCCGACCTCTCCGCTGCCCTCCTGGGCAGCCGCCCTGCCGCTCTTTCAGCGTGAAGAACTGGAAGGTCGCGGTACCACCACGCCGGAACGCGAAACGATCCTCGCCAACGCGGAGTCCAACGCGACCTTCTCCGAGGGGATGGCGGGACGCACCCTCGAAAGAGCTCAGGCGGCGTATGAAGAAAACCCCACCGAAGCGAACTGGCAGGCCGTCGAAGCGGCGGCGCTGAACGTGCAGCTGACCCGCGGTGGTCAGGCCCTCGCCTCCAACGCACGCAAACTCTTCGAGAAGGGGGTCATCAACCACACCACCAAGGGCATCAAGCAGATCAACTGGAAGCTCGCCCATGCCGCCGGGAAACTCTCGGGCAAGCAAGTGAAAGCGCTGAAAGAAAAGCGCGCCGAACTCGTATCTCAGAGGGCCGGCGCGCGAGAAGGGGCACAGGGCGCCTCGGAAGCGCTCCGGGGATACGGAGAAGAAAACGCGACCGAAGCGGCCGACCTCGCGCGCGAGCAGAAAGAACACAGAGAAGAAGAAGAAGAAAAGCGGCGTGAAGCTCGCCGGGACAAGGGCGAACTCTCTGTGGCCGAGGCGGAAACGACCAGGGGGACCAAATCAGACGATCTGAAGGCCCTGGAAGGTCTGAAGCAGATCGCCGAAGAAGAACTCAAGGAAGCAAAGGAATCAGGAAACCTCGGCGACATCGCCGAAGCCACGCGCAACCTCACTCAGGCCACCGAAAACCTGAGGAACCTCGCGATCGAAGCCTTCGAAGAACAGACCGAAGGCGAACTCGCACTGGCGGAACTCACTGAAGGTCTGAGCGATGACCTCGAGATCCTGCACCGCAAACTCAGCTTCGCCGAAGAAGAGCTCAAGAAATCCGAGGAAGAAGGCAACTGGGCCGAAATCGCCAGATGGGCGCACGAAGTCAAAGGCCTGACCGAAGCGATCAAATCCGATGAAGGCTCGGAATCTCAGGCACAGCTCGCCGAAGAGATGAAAGCCCTTCGGGAATCAATCGAACAGCAGACCAACTTTGCAAGGGAAGCCGTGGCGACGGGCAGCGCCACGGCGTGGAAGGCGCTTGCGGACATCCTGAGTGGGCAGCTGGGAGCCCGGGCGACGCTCCAGGCGCAGACGGTAAGCAACGGGGGCGTCGGGAGCTTCTAGGGGTTCCTAGTGAGTTTCCCGGTACTGCTTCCATGCCTTACCGGACAAGGCGTGTTCGAGCTGCATTTCTTCATTGATCATGCGTTCCAGCTGCTCCGCCGATAGGCGCGAATAGATGGAGTGCGTGGTGTGCGTCTCGGAGCCGCCCCCTCCGCAGCCCGCAGCGGCCATCGCGGCCAGCACGAGAACCCCTGCAAGAGCGCGCTTCATGGCGCGTACCCTAGCGAGCCAGACAGGAGATGCGCAAGTACCCATGCCTACCTCTCCGCTCGAGCGCCTCAAACTGGGGGCCGTCGAACTCAATGACGAATCCCGCTTCACGGTCGAATCACTGACGTTCACCCCTGCGGCCAAGAAGCCGCTCTTCGCAACCAATGCCGACTCGGACGGCGAAGCCCTGGTGCGGGAGTCCCACTACACCAACGCCAACTTCGAACTGAAGGTGCGGATCAGCCCTCAGTCGACCGTTGCCCTCGGCATCGCGAAACTGGGCGAACTCACCGACGCCATCCAGGCCTGCGAGAAGATCGAAGGCGGGCAGGCGCTCGAATGGACGCCAGCCACGACCGCCGCCGCCTACACCGGCTACGTGCTGAGCGCGGAAGTCACCGGGATCCCGATCGAAGTCGAGGGAGACGGGGCGGGGTGGTTGCTTGGTGCGCCGGTCGTGACGATCAAGCTGACCTGCCGCCCGTTCTTCTATACGCCCGAACGGACCGTCCTCGCCGCGGTCGAATCCGGCGCTGAACCGCTCCAAGTCCGCTATATCTCAGGCGTCAAAGGCGATGTCCCGGCAGAGGCCCGACTGATCGTCAAAGACACCGCAACCCAGGACCGGCGCTTCGCCCAATGGGGCCGCGATGTGGTCATCAGCGAAATGAACCCGCCACTGATTCTCTCGGCGAAAAGTGGCCTGACCGGGACCGGCTTCTCCGGCGAATCGAAAACCCGGTCCGGCGCCTACCTCGAAGAAAAAGTGCTGCGGGGCACGGCTGTCTCCCAGGCGACCACGCTCTGCGGGACCGGACGGATCGAACACGTCGGCTCCTACGGAATCTACCTGCGGGTCTTCGCGACCTCCGCGGCTGCTCGGTTCCGGATCAGCTATCGCAACGGGGACGGGCCCCTGATTCCACTCGAATGGAAACAGCCCACCGTGGTCAACGGGTGGGCGGACATCTTCATGGGGGAGGTCTCCCTTGACGCGGTGAAGCTGGGGACGCAGACCTCGGAGGTCAGGGTCGAACAGAAGGCTACGACGGGTCGGCCCGCCAACGATGTGAACTTCCTGCTGTTGATGCCGACCACCGAGGCGTCGGGATACGGCCGGGGGGTCGTCAGCTCGCTCACGACGGCTCTCATCGCCTACGACAACTTCGAAGGAGCGGCCGGAAACCTCGAATCCCAGGCGCTCGGCTATCCGACCACGACCACTTGGGCGATGATCAACAAGACCGGGGAAAACGGGCTCAAGGTGAACGCAAGCCACTACGCAGAAAGGGTGAAAGTCAGCGACGCATCTCTCGACGTCGGTTGTTTCGCATTCGCGGGAACCTCGAAATTCAGCGACGTCATAGTCAGTGCCTATGTGGAAGCGAGCGAATACACCAAAGGGAAACTCCGGCAGGGAGTGCTTGCCCGGGCTCAGGCGACGGAAGCCGCGAACAATTGCCTCTTCGGAGTGGTCGAGCAAGAACTAGATTCCGAATCGTACCTGCGTAACTACCTAAGGGTAATTAAGAGGATTGGTGGCGTCTCAACGGTCCTGGGGTCGGCTCCTATCGGCGGAACCTCGACGGCAAGCGGCCTTCTCAGTAGTGGCAATCCCTTTCGGATAGTTCTGACGATCAACGGCTCGGGTGCATGGTCAGCGGCGGCTTACGTAGGTGGACCGGCGGGCGCGGTGCGCGGTATCGGGGGGGCGGCTATCAGCGGATCGACGACCCCAATCGCCGAACTTGCCGGTCAGGACCCCGCTTTCGCCACGGGCGGCTCGCTGGCGGAAGGCAAAGTCGGACTCTACGACGCCTGGACCTCCGCCAGCGCGAACAGCCGCGCCTACGATGGATTCGAAGTTGTAGGAGCCGAAGTCAGCGGGCGGGTCTGTTACTCGGGGAAACAGGTCGAGTTCAACTCGCAGGGGTGCCTACGGCAAGACTCCACCGGAACCTACGAGGGGCCGCCGCCCGTCTACCGCGGGGCTGGCTTCTATCTCGAGCCCGCGGGCGAGCTGGGGTTGATCAATCGGATGGCCGTAAGGATGCGGCGGACCGACATTGCGGTGGAGGAAGACACTGTGGCGATCGACAAACAAAGCGTGGAAATCAAGGTGACGGAGCGCTACCTGGTGCCGCGCTGACGAGACGAGCCCTCTTCAGCCGCAGCGCCTGCCAACAGCGGTGCCGAAAGGGTCCAGCCGCCGTGCGACATTCCGAGCGATCTTCACGCCATTCCTGCCACGCCTGCCGTCGTGCGACCCCTTCCTGTGCATCGGCCGAATAGATCCATTCCTGGCAGGCTGGGACTGAGGACGCCGATGGCTGCCAGTACATGACCGATTCGGGGTCGGGGCTGTGGCCTTCACCTAGTAGGTGACCCCACTCATGGACGGCCGCAACGCAGACCGAGATCCGGGTCCGGGTCGGGTCGCTGCCGACTTCCTTGACGGCGATGGTGCAGGGGACCGGTGGCTCCCCGGCAATCAGTTCGGTGGCTTCGCCACCTGCGTCTTCGGAGTGGACTTCGGTCGTGAACGAGATCGAAGAGCATCCGGTCGGTTCGCGGTCGCCCCAGAATTCCTTGGCGATGGCGAGGTCACCTTCGGCCGTCGCTGCCGGTTCAGCCGCGGCGGATACCGGGAGGAGCAACGAGAGCACCGCCAGCCCTGCAACAATCGCCTTTGTCATCGTGAACCTCCAGTTCCGATGGCCAGGGGGCGGGCCGTTAGCGCGGCGCCGCTCCCGCTTTGCATGATCACGCGTTGAGTATACGCGCGTGTCCCTGAGCCTGTCCAGCCGGAGATCCGTCCACGGCCAGGACCTCCCCGAATCATCCCCGCTCAACGCGTTGAGAGGTGGTTCCTGCGCGACCGCTTAGGCACGTCAAGGCCAGCACGTCGAGCGTGGAAGCGCTCAAAGGCGGCACGACGACAAATCTTGCAATGGCGCTTGCCATCGGGGGTGATGTAGAGGTTCGGCCCCGCGTACGGGTGGCCCTGCGGACAATGCGTGATCTCTGCGGCCTGCTTTCTTATTCGAGCTGCGGTGATTTGCCCAAGTTCGCCTCGCCGCGTGTTCTCACTCCGCGTCACCGGCTCTAGGTGCGCCGGGTTGACACAGGCTCGGTTACGGCAGAGGTGGTCCAACTCGAGGCCGTGCGGGACTTGCCCGTTGGTTAGTTCGAATGAGACCCGATGGGCAACGAATGCCCGATTGTTGATCCGCACCTGGCCGTAGCCGGTGGGCATCACGTATGCACGCCACTGCCAGCACCCCGTGCCGTCGCCTTTATCCACCTTTGACCAATAGCGAGCGCATTGCTCTGCGGTCATCGGGCTGATCCTGTGAGGAGTCATCTTGCCTAGTAATTATCCCACGTCGCTGGACTCGTTATCGACTTCGAACTCGAACTCAACGACCGCCGAAAACACCCATCCCGCCCTCCACAACGACGCCAACTCCGCGATCAACGCGATCGAGGCCGAGCTGGGAGTGAACCCGAGTGGTGCTGCTGCCACCGTTGCCGCAGCAATCGCGGCTTGTCAACCTCTCGATTCGGACCTCACCGCCATCGCGGCGCTCAGTACGACCAGCTTCGGACGCTCGTTCCTCGAACTCGCGACCGCTGCGGCAGGGCGGACCCTTCTCGGCCTCGGCACTGCCTCCACGCAACCGACCTCGGCCTTCGATGCCTCTGGCGCCGCCGTGTCCGCCGAAGCCCTCACCAGGGAACGAATCCCCTGGAGCTACCGCGACCACGGTCTGAAAGCCTGCTCTCTCGACGACCCGGCGATGGCGACCACCTCCTTCGCGCCGGAAGGAGGGAAGCCGTTGTATGTCCAGGTTCCGGTGCGGGTCGCGTCGGCTGACTTCTCGACCGTCCGCCTGGTGGTCGCCACGGCCGGCACCGGCGCGACCGCTCTCGCCAACTGCTTCGTCGCGGTCTACAGCAGCACCGGGACCAGGCTGGGCGTCTCCGCCGACCAGTCGGCCTCATGGGCCACGGCGGGGGAGAAGGGCGTCTCAGTCACCGTGGACTCAGGGCAGTCGCTGACGATCGCCGGGGGTTCGGAAGTTTTCGTCTGGGTGTCGATTTTGGTAGGCACGCAGTCCACCACCGCCGTCCAGTTCCGTGCCGCCACCGCGACCGCCACGGTCCCCAACTTCGCCATGGCTGCGGCGGGGAAGACCCTTCGCGCGGGGACCACCGGCACCGGCAAAACTACGGCGCCGACCTCCTTCACGCCCTCAGAACTCGCATCCACCCAGGGTCCGACCCTCGCGGGAGTGATCTGATGAGCATCCTCTGGGGGGCCCGCATCGACGGAGATGTCTACGGGGGCAGGGGAGATGCCCCGTGGGACGCGGGAACCTGGGACACCTTCGAGTCCCATGCCGGCAAGAAGGTCTCGATCGTCCACTGGGGACAGCCGTTCGGGGCCCTCGACACCAACGCCCTGAACCTCGCCAAGGGCCGCGGCGCGGTCTCGCTGATCTCGGTGGACTTCCCGGTCGCCTCGATCGTCAGTGGCTCGCAGGACGCGGTCATCGACGCCCTCGCTCAGAAGGCCAAGACCTGGGGCGGCGAGATCCTCCTCCGTCCGGGCTGGGAGATGAACGGCACCTGGTACGCATGGGGCCGCCAGAGCGACTACGTCAAGGCGTGGGTCCGCTACGTCTCCCGAATCAGGGCCATCGCCCCGAACGTCAAGTTCGTCTGGTGCGTCAACGCGATCTGGGACGGACCTTCAGACCCGGCCCCGTGGTTCCCCGGTTCCGCCTACGTGGACTGGGTCGGGATGGACGGCTACAACAAGGACACCCCCTGGAAGTCGCCCTTCGAAGTCTTCAAGCAGACCTACGACCGGCTCGGGGTGATCGCACCGGGTAAGCCGATCATGATCTGCGAGACGGGTTGTAGGGAGGCCGGCGGATCGAAGGCCGCGTGGATCACGAACCTGCTCAGCACTGCCCTTCCGAAGCGGTTCCCCGCCGTCAAGGCGCTGGTCTGGTTCAACTGGAACATCGTCGAGGGCGGGGAACGGATGGACTGGCAGATCGAGTCCTCCGGCTCGGCGCAGGCCGCATTCAAGAAGGGCATCGCGGCCGGCTATTACCAGGCGGGGTAGCGGATGTCCGGCACCCTTGGCACCGGGACTCTCGGCTCGGGAACCCTGGGTAATCCCGAAGCTTCCGAACCGGCGGTCGTTCCAGCGAGCCTCGCCCGTCGCCCGCCGCTCGAGCTCGACATCGAGATCGAAACGGCAGAGGGAGCATCGTTCCGTCTCTCCGCCGATCAGCTGAAGGCATCGAACGTCCCGACGGCGATCAGCTTCTCGACCCAGCGGGGCGAAGGCTTCTCGACGGCCACCTTCACCCTCGCCCGCGAAATTTTCCGGGAATACCCCGACCTCGCGTTGCTGAACACGGTCCGCTTCATCGGCCGCCAGGGCGACATCGCCTACGAAGGCCGCATCCAGTCGTTCCCGCGGTCGAACGACCCCAGTCAGACGATCACCGTCCAGTGCGTCGGGTGGATGACCTACCTGAAGAACCGACCAATGTCGGCGCTGATCATCGACCGGCGGCTGTCCGGGTGGACCGAACCCAGCACCGCCCGCAAGGTTGCGACGTTGGCCGGAGGCGCCTTCCGGTACGAGGGAGCAATCAGTTCCGGGTGGCAGTACAGCGGCGCGACCGGCCCCGCTGTCGTTCTCACCTACGGCACCTTCGATGGAACCTACGCCGAGATCGGCGAAGCGTGGGTCTATGCCGGGGGCGAGGACATAGGACAGCTTCGATTCGACTTCGCTCGGCTCGAGGGTTCGAGCACCGATGTCAATTGGCACAGCGCGGCCTTTCTGTGCACGGACGACCTTGCATCGGCCTCCGACAACAGCAGCGAATTTCACGCCGAAAACTTCACGAACGGCTCTGTCACGGCGAGTGTCCCGGGAAGGAAGTGGGCGCTCCTGCGGGCCTTCTACGCCGCAGCCGGCGCCGGGACCATCAGCAATACCTTGGCCTTCCTCTATCCGCGGATCGTGGGGACGCACGGGCTCACCGAGCGGGGCGGCAGACCGGAAGAGGGCTACTTCATCTCCGACGTCATGCAGTACCTCCTCGCCAACTTCGCCCCGAAGATCGAGTGGGCGGGGGAAGAAAATCAGTTTGTCCTAACTCAGTGCACCTGGCACGACTCCCCATCGACTCCCTACGACGCAATCCAGCAGCTGAACAACCTGGTCCTCTGGGAGACCAACATCTGGGAGGACCGCAAGTTCTACTTCGAACCCGCCGATCTGACGAAGGCGGACTGGCAGATCAGGACCACCGATCCCGGCGTCTCGGTCCAGTTCCAGGGCGACTCGATCGAATCGTTCGCCAACGGCGTGATCGTCACCTACTCGGACTTCTTCGGCCACACCTACACGCTCTACCCCGATGAACACGTCGAGCTCCAGGACGAAAACGAAAACAACGCCGCCACGCGCCGTGGCGAGGAGCTATGGATCCCGTACACGATCCCGTGGCAGTGCCTGGAAGCTGAAGCGTTGCAGTTCGGCCGGGCCTACCTCGCCGAAAACAATCGGCCGAAGAGACCCGGCAGCTTCACGGTCCAGGGCTACATCCAGGACGCGGGTGGCCACTGGCGTCAACCCTGGCAACTGCGTAACAGCCAGACGATCGCGGTGATGGATGACCAGTACGAAGGGGAACCACGTCTGATCACGGCGACCAGCTACGACGCCGAATCGAACACGGTGACGATCACGGTGGACGCACCGCCGCAGCGAATCGAAGCCATCGTGGCGCGGCAACAGCTGGCCCTCGAAGCGCGCAGCCTTACCAGCGCCTAGGGAACAGGCCCGTCTCCAGCCTCAACGCGTTGAGCGAACGCTGAGGCCCACATCCGCAACCCGGCAACAACCACCCGACGTGAGAGTCGGCCGCCACATCACGGCGTGAACCAAAGGACAGGGGATAGGTGATTGGAGCCCGACGAGAAAATCGAAGAGCGCAAGCCGAAACCGTGGGTGGCGATCCTGATCACCGTGGTGCTTCTCGCGCTGGCCGTGCAGTCCCAGCTGAAGTCCGGGGAGATCGACCCCGGTCTCCTCGGCGCACTGGTGGTCCTCGCCCTGTTCTGGGCGGGCCAGACCGTCGACCGGTTCTTCCCCCTCCGATGACCGGCTGGATCGACGGCAACCCCGCGACCTTCGCCCTGACCTGTCTTGGCCTGCTGATCGCTATCGAAAGGTTCTGGACGTGACGACGAAACGCAAACCGGCACCGAAGGAGCGAGGGCCGAAGGATTGGTTCAACCGCGCCTACGTCTACGGGGAAAGGCATGTGGCCACGGTCGCCTTGGTCGCGTTGGGACTCGGCGTGGTCCTGACCGCGATCGCCGCCTACAGCTTCTTCCACGAACAGGCGATCGAACGACGGGTGACCAAGGTCGAATCGCCCTGCAACATCCACCCGGCCGGGAAGGCATGCCAGGGGATCAAGCAGCGCTCCGACGAAAAACGCTCGGTCGCCTCTGCCTGCGTCCTCGCCTACAAGCTCGACAAGGACGGACAGCTGCTCCGTCTCACCAAGTGCCCGGTCGAGCCTGGGCGCCAGAAGAGGGTCGAAGCCGCAGAAAAGAAGAGCGGGTCCGGACCCATCGCCGCGGCGGAGTCCGCCCAAGGTGGTGATGCCCTACAGCCTTCGACGGCTACCCAGCAACCGGGCCCCACTAGGGGCAGCGCACCGGGCAGTGGCGGCGAAAGCGAAGCCGGTCGCCCTCCAAGACGTCACGAACCGAAGGTGCCGGCCGAACAAGGCGGCGGGACTGAAGCTATGCCCCCATCTGCCCCTACCTCACCACCCGCCCCGAGCTCATCCGGCACGTCCTCGTCTTCCACGACCACGGAACGGAGCACCGAAACCACCGTGGTCGAACCCGCACCCGAACCGCCGCGCCCTAGCGTCCTAGGCGAGGTCACCGAATCGGTCGGTAATACGGTCGAAGGTCTTGGAGAAACTGTTGCTGGGACGGTGGAAGGGGTCGAATCAACTACGTGCCAACTGGCCAAACTTCTCTGCCATGAATGAAGCTTCAGGGCGACGGATATAGCCGATGCGTCGCTCCGTGGCAGGTCGAGCAGAGCCACTCGACCTCAAGCGGTTTCGCGTAGTCGCTGTGGTGGGCCTGAATATCGGCCTCGCGCTGGCATCTTTCGCAACTCTTGGGTCTAACCAGGGTGCCATTTGAAAGCGCTCGCCCGACAGCCTTGTGTGCAAGTAGTTTGGCTCGGTTCCTTTCCTTCCATCGCCGACTCGCCTCTCGGTGGAGATCAGGATTGTTTCGACGTCCTTTCCGTCCTCTGTCGCGGGCCAGAAATGAGTCGCGATTCGCTTCGTGGTGCGCTTTTGAGCGCGCACGCACGCACGGCTTGCAGTAACTGCCGCGTTCATCGGATTTACGACGGTCGACCACGAATTCGTCTAACGGCTTTGGCTGCCCACATTTTCTGCACGTCTTGGTCATTTCGGCCCACCGTAACAAGCACGCCCGTCTGATCCTCGCCGCCCAGTAGCGCGGCCCGAATACACACCGAAAGGAGCCACCTACCGTGGCGAAGATCAAGGAACGCCTTGCGGCGCTCGCAGAAAAGCTCGTCTCCAACGAGGCGAACCTTCGCAAAGCCCAGCGGCGCCACAAGAAGTTCCGGCTGAAGGCCGAAGGCATCTCCGACAAGCAGAGCCGCGCCTACAAGCGCGCGCATGCGAAAGCGATCTACTGGAAAGGTCGGGTCAAGCAGCAGCAGCGCCGCATCAACCATCTCGAACGAAGCACCGCCGAGGTGGAGCTGGAACTGGAGAAGTGGAAGAAGGACCACAAGGTCACGATCCGGGGCAGCAAGGTCACGGGGGGGACGCCGCGGCAACGGCTCAAGGCGGCGCTCCTGCGGGCGATGCTCAACTATCGGACCGGAAAGCTGGCCGGCTACTACTCGCAGTCGGGTGGCGCGCGCGACTACCTCCACGCGATCTACCACTACGCGCTCGGCCGGATCTGGGACTGCGCGACGTTTGGTGACGGCGTCTACCTCTGCTGTGGCCTGACCGCGCCGTCAGGGCCGAACACCCTTACCGCCGGCGGCTGGACCGGGACCCAGGGCGAACACGGCAAGCGGATCCCGGAGTCCCAGGCGCAGGTAGGCGACCTCGTCCTCTACGGGCCCTTCCCGCATCACCACGTCGAGGTCGTGCTGGACCCTGTGCGCAAGACCACCGTGGGCCACGGTTCACCGCCGATCGACGAAGGCGTCTTCGACCTGTTTGGCGACGGCGACTACATCGTTCGCACCTACGTCTAGGCGCCCCATCTCTCCTGCGTGGCGATAGGCGCTGCGCTCAATAGCAACCCGAAAGAAGGACCCATGCTGAAGAAGTTGTGGGGCGCCGTGAAGGCCCCTGCCATGAAGCTGATCGACAAAGCACAGGCGACGTTCCCGCCGAATCGGATCGTCGCCCTGCTGACCCCGACCGTGTTCGTCCCCGTCTCCGGGTTCCTCGCCGCCTGGGTGGCGAAGCACTTCCCGGGTCTGCCGCAGTTCTCCTCTGCGCAGATCACCGGGTTCATGCTCGTCGGCGGCCTCGCAGCGCTGACCGCTGGATACAAGTGGCTGGACGGCTGGCAGAAGGCGGAGGAGCGAGACGAACTCGGGACCGCTCCGCAGAAGATCCTTCGGGCTGAGAAGGGGGAGACCACCTGATGGCAGACGGCGACTACACGACGTTCTTCCCCGACAAAAAGGGCGGCTGGAGGTGGAAGATCCAGGCAGCGAACAACGAGATCGTGGATGCGAGCTCAGAGGCGTTCCAGTCGGAGGCAGGAGCACGGGAGAACTACGAGCGTGCCGGTCACGACCTAGCGGAGGCTCCGGAGAAGGAGGCCGGCTGATGCGCTGTCCACGACGTGGTGAGGTTGGCGCCGTGCCTCACAACTACGGCGACGAGGACGAGTTCAGCGACCGGCATGGCGAAGGAGCTTCTTGCTCCTACTGCGGATCGATCAGCCCGGACGATCTCTTTGCCGCGATCGACAGCGGGGCCGAGCTAGGGCCGACCGACAAGAACTACAAGGTCTACGTCAAGACCGAGGACCGGCCCTACGGCAAGTTCTACTTCCAGCATCTCGATGCTGACGGGCAGCGTCGGTTCATCTCGTTGCTGAACGAGGGCAAGCTGAACATCGGGTATCCCGGCCACTTCTACACGCTGCCATTCTTCGCGTCGGTCAGGAAGACGCCGCTCAGGGTCGACGATTCGGAGTGAGCCGAGCAACCCTCGAAGTCCCGGGAACGCCGCCCTCGCTGAACGCGATCGGCTACCGCTCCCATTGGTCAGCTGGCCGCAAGGCGAAGCAGGAGTGGGAACAGATGCTGGGCACGGCGCTGATGGTCGCTCAGGTCCCACGCGGGCTCGAGGCCATCAGCGCAACGGCGGAGATCCGGTTCAAGCAAAAGCGTCGAAGGGACCCCGGCAACTTCCGTGTCATCTTGGAGAAGGCGCTCGGAGACATCCTCCAGCAGGGCTGGCTCCCCGACGACACGGCGGAGTACTTCAGCTTCGGTGTCGTCCAGCTGGTCGCCCCGTCACCGGAGCCACTGACCCTCGTCCACCTCGACTACCGGTGAGCGTCTGCGAGAAGTGCGGGGGAGAGGTAGACCTCCACGACGTCTACGTGATCGGCTTCGCCAGGTCTTCGGCGATGGAGTGGGTCTATCTCTGTGGGAGCTGTGAAGCTGGGCTTCGGGAGTGGCTAGCTGTGGTCGACGGCGAGGAAGGCTTCTAGCTCGCGGGCGGTCTCCTCGGCCGCTAGTGGCACAAGCGCTTCGTTCAGCTGCGCAAACCGTGCAGCCGCTCCCTTCACCGCCCGATTCATTCCTTGCAGGCTGCGGCTCAGGTTGCGAACGCCGCTCTGCGCCTTCTCGACCAGCTGCACGGCTTCCCAGTCGGAGAGAGTGTCGACTTCCTCATCGCTCGCGATCCTGCGGAGCGCCCTTCGACAGCGCTCGACGCTCTCGGGGTGGATGGAGAAGCGGTCGTGGAAGTCGGGCTCGTTGAGATCGGCCATCCAGTCGAACATACAACCTCGCTCGGCCTACAGCAGGGTTCACATACCTCGGGTAGCGTCTGTCTCCTGCTCCCTGTTTGACCGCTCGTAAAAGGGGTCGTCGTTCTCGTCGGAGGATGGCGGCCCCTTTCGTCGTTCTGGGGGTCGGTGGGTGGTGGTACCGTCGTGGAACTGCAATCCACTACTCGGAGGGAGAACCCGAGATGGAGAAGATCAACCCCGATGACCGTCGTGCGTATGGCACCGAGTACGACCGACTCGCCTATCTACCCAAGCGCGAGACGCGGTGGGTCTGGGAAGTTGACGCGCCTCATGCGCGCGCGCTGATCGAGGTCGTCGATGTCTTCTGGAATGGCCTGAAGTGGTGGGTCGAAACCCGCTCGCTCTTACCGGAGGCGGGCGGTCATACCGACCCGGTCCTGAACGAACTCGGCCGGTTCTGGCAGGCAGCAACGCCGGTGATGTGGCCACCCAACCCGAGCGTCATGGAGATCGCCGTCGACACGGCGAGCCGCGAACGGGCAACGACTTAGCGGCCAGTTCTCCAAACCAGCCGCTCTGCGCATTACGGGTCGTCTTCGGGCGGCCCGTCTGCGTTCTGGGCTACTACCGCAGCCGCCGGTTCATCAGCGCCGCCACTTCCCGACACAGCTGCTCGTCCTCTCCGAAGCAGCGTGGGAGCATCGAGCAGATCGCGTACCTGCGCCGTCGACCCCGGGCACGGGTGACGATGTGCCAGGTCTGGGAGATGCCGGTGCGCTGTGCTTCGAAGGTCACGCAGGGCGGAATCTACAGCGGTGGCGGGTGGTACCGTCGGCGCATGGAACCGGACGGCATCGAAGCGATCTACGTCGACTCCGAGGGGAAAGAGTGGCCGGGGTGGGCACTGCGCGCCGGGTTCACGATCACGCGGACCGATTACGACCATGGCCGCCGAAGGATCAAGCTGTGGCTCTCGGAGGAGAAGGTGCCCGAGCCGGGCGTAGCTCATATCCGGCGACCCGCATGAGCGGCGCACCGCTGCCCTCAACCGACGTGAGCTACTACCCCTGTGAATCGTGCGGCACTCCTCAGAGCGTCGCCGTGGTCACCCTCGAGTTCGGCAAGCCGCCGGTCTCCGTCGACCGGCGTCCATGCGACCGATGCGGGGGTGTGCTGTCCAGCTGGCCCGTGGGCCTCACGGAGAAGCTGGAGCGGCTCGTAGCCGAAAACCCTTAGCGATTCGGCGTCGGGTGCTTCGTCGGGTCCCAGGGCTCGACGGGAGGAGGGTCCGGTTCACGTTCGTGGTCTTCAGCTTCTCGCTGGACCACTTCCTTGGAGGGGTCGTCTCCCACGATCCTCCCGCAGCCCTTGCAGATGCCCGACCAGAGGCCGTCGACCGCCAGGCCTTCGATGAGTTCTACGTGGTGCTCACCGGCCAAGCTGTTTAGCGCTCCTCCCACAGAGCGAGATCCCGGAGCAGGTAGACCGTCTCCATCGCACCGTGGCAGTCCGGCCGCGTGACCCGGTCGTAGTTGCGTGGCTCGAACCCGCCGGGGATCGGGACCTGTTCGGTGAGGACCGGGCCGACGTCGTCGGTGAACTCGCCGTCGCGGGGGCCGCCGATGATTTCGATGCGGGCGCTCATTGGGTCCGACCTTAGCCGGGAGGCTGCGGAGGTCGCAAGAGCCCAGAAACACGACAGGCCCGCCGAAGCGAGCCCGTCGTGAAGATACTGCCATCGCGTAGAACTCCCGATCGCTAGACCGAAGAGCCTGCACTCAGTGGGCAGCTCCTGTCGAAGTAGCTACAGCGTATACGACGTAGCACACGTGCTGTCAACCCATGAAGCCACATGATTGAAACGTCGCTTGTTGGGCATATTCGTAATGACTACTCGCGTGCCACATCTGCGATAATCCGTGGCACATCGCTCTGGAACGCCCCCGGCAGGATTCGAACCCGCGACCTCTACCCTTCGACAGGAGTGCTCTATCCAGCTGAGCTACGGGGGCGCATTCACTTCACCTATCCGATGAAGCCCCCGGATTGTACCCGGATGGGGGACCCCCCTCCATCCCAACGTCGCAAATAGGCGACGTAATTGCTGGAAATCGCCTGGTTTCTGGGTCTGAACGGAACCTAAAGACGTTCCGCAGCCCTCTTCCACAGCTCCCCTGACTCCAAGCCGATCTCCTTCTCGTAGGCGGACACGACCTGATCGGGGTTCAGTGGCCAGCCGGCCGCTCTCTCGAAGCGAGAGACCGTGGCGTGGGAGACACCGGCGGTGACGGCGATGTCCAGCTGCGTGAGGTCGGCGGCCACCCGAGCGTCCCGCGCGACTGCGGCGAGAGCGTCGAGCACCGGCCGAACTTACGGAGACTCCGGGGTTCCTCGCTCTTACTCAGTAAGAATCACGCTATGGTTCCCGACGAGGTCCCCATGCCGCCCCCTGTCGCAGACGCCCCATCCCTCGGGATTCGCTCCTTTTCCTGGGGGGTGGGGTGGCGCGCTGCGGATGAGGGAGCAGCGACGGACTTCTCCGCAGGAAGACCCGCCGTATCCGCCGGACTTACCGAATACCCGATAGATGGACCGGACATTCAGGCATTATTGAACGCAGGAAAAGTCGAGCGTTTGTAGAATCACCCCAGTACCGAGACAAAAAGCGCCCCCGCGCTGCGCAAACAGCCGGGGGCATGGCAAAGGAGGCGGAAGCTCCCATGCAGGCACAACGGTACCTAAACCTCGGGGCCCTAGTTGCCCTTGGCAGTGCTCGAAGCGGGCTGCGTCGGATCGATCGTCGCGATCTTCATGATTCACCCCCCTCCGCGAACGGCGGCGTTTATAGTCGGCGCGGGGGATGATGCAAAGTGGTCAGGACGGATCTAATGCGCGAGCAATCCCGCCTTTCTGAAGAGGCGCGCGAACGCGAGCATGCAAACCGCATGAAGGCGATGAGCCACCCGATCAGGAGGCGCTGTTACGCGATCCTGAACGAGCGAGTGGCCTCGCCGCAGGAACTCGGGGCAGAGCTTGGCGAGACGGCTGATGTCACCAGCTACCACTGCAAGCGCCTCGTGGCGCTCGAATGCGCCGAACTGGTCCGGGAGGAAAAGGCCGCGGGTTCCGGCGCGATCAGCCACTTCTACCGAGCGGTCTCCCGCGACATGGTGCTCGGTGATCTCTGGAACGACATGGGCCCTGACTCCGGCGAGGACTTTCTAGCCAGCATCATGGGCCGCATGGTCCGGGACTTCACACGTTCGACCGAGGCCGGGATGATCGGCAGCGACGAGAGCTTCCATCTCGCCCGAACGCTCCATCACTTCGATGCGCTTGCGGTCGACGAAGCCCTGGCGATTCAGGAAGAGGCGAGGGTGAAGCTGGCGAAGGTCCAGGCACGCAGCGACGAGCGTGCTCGCAGCAACGGTTCGGCCACCTCCGTCGTCACCACGTGGCAGGCCTGCTTCGAGGTTCCCCCGGCTGGTGCACGCTGAGGGAACTTTCAGTGTTGTGGATTTGACATCCGTTGCTCGGGCTTAGTTGAGTGTAAGACGCGCTTTCCGCAATGCCGGGAGCGCGTCCATTCACTGACTAGGAGGCAGTCGAGTGCAGGGGAACGTCCGTTCGCTTTGGGAGGATCGCGGCAACGTGACAGGTGCGCGCCGGCGTCTTCGCTGCCTTGGATCGCGCTTGAAGTGGGGAGGTGCCAGGTGACGGCAGAGGAAGCGGAGATCCTGGGGGCGGCTCTGATCGCCGTGCGCAGAGCAGCTACTTGCCAGTGCGTTTCTGTTTACGGGAAGAGGGCTCTAGCAGCTTGCGAATTGCTCTTAGCTCGGCATGTATCCGATCGAGACTCTCATTCGTCTCCGAATCCAGGGCCGCCACGGCTTCTTCGACTCGTCTCAGAGACGGAGGCTGCTGGGCGCCGGTCAGTGAACCCATGAGATCGCGCTTGGATAGGACTTTGTCCGGGCGTCCCGTTTCGATGCTCGCCGTGGAGACTCCGTAGAGATCCGCGTAGAACTGGAGCCGGACTGCGCTTGGTTTTTTATGCCCGTTTTCGTGCCGCGATAGCTGGCTGACATTCATTTTGCGATCGCCGAGGTCGTGCATTCCCTGCACAACCTCCTCCGCACTCCAACCGCGCTCCTCGCGCAGACGCTTAAGGGATTCCCCGATCACTTTGGTGGTGTCGCCCATCTGAGCGGCAAACCTATGTACGTCCGGGGGCATTTGGAATGCCTTGTGAGTTGTCACTTGACAGGTAGCCATTTCATGTGCATACTAACGCCATATGGCAAGTCATGTGGCAAACACGCTCCCGGACCTGGTCGGCCGAAACATCGCCGCCGCCCGCGAAACTGCAGGTCTCACCCAGCATCAGCTTGCGACGGAGCTCGGCACCTCGACGAGCCGAGTATCCGGATGGGAGCGCGGGGCACACCTTCCTAGCCGGAAGCAGCAGCCCGCGATCGCCGCCCTTCTCTTCGACGGCGACGAGACGGCGATCTTCCGCGACTCCGAGACCGAGGGAGCGGCGGCGTGATGGGCCGGCTGTCCTTCTACGACCACGCTCGCCAGAGCTATGCCGACGCGGTGCCTTGCGAGCACGCCGGCGAGATCATGGTCGGCGACTACTGCGAGGACGGCGGCGTCGGTTCTCTAGGCGAGTTCCGGATCGTCTTCTACCGCTTCAAGACCGGCCTCCGTGACCACCAAGGGTTGACGCCCCAGCTGCGGGTCTTCAGCGATGCCTTCGGTGCCCTTCGTCTCTTCATGGCGCACGGTGGCGCGGACCTTCTTGAGGAGCGGCCGTTCGCATCCGTCGATGAGGTCTCGCGACGCCTGATCGCGCTCGGACTGGCCGACTGCTCGGAGAACCCTCTTTCGAAGGCGGCAGCATGACCCGCCCCAACCCACTCGGGTTCGATCCGACCTTGCCACAGAACCGCCGCGGTCTCTCGATGCGACTCCGTGCCGAAGAACCGGAGATCGCCGTGGAGAAGACGGCGCGCCTCGAAGAACGCAGGACGAAGCTGCTCCCGGTGTACCGGCTGCCTCAGGTGGCGGACCGGCTCAAGGAGGCGAAGTAAATGCCCCTCGTCCAGGCAGCCGCCCAGGTGGTGCTCGACATCCTCTACGGCTGGGCGATCTTCATCGGTCTCTTCATCGCCCTCGCGGTGCTCGTGGATCGCATTCGGACTCGTCATCGCAGGCGTCGGCAGGCCGAACGGCTGGCCCGGTTCGAACGGCAGGCGGAGCTTGAGCGCGACCTGATCCGCGCCGAGGGTGAACGCCGAGAAGCACTGCGGGTCATCGGCGGGATCGAGAGAGGCGCGCCGCGGTGAGCACCCAGACCGTCCTCATCTGTATCGGGGTCGCCTTGTTGCTCGGGGCTGTGGCGGGACAGGTTGCTGCCTGGGTTGCGGGGGTGCACTGATGAAGGTCAAGCTGATCGACGGTCCCTACGAAGGCGTGGAGGTCGACATCAACGGGAGCGGTGGCCTCTACATGGGTGGCCAGCTTCCCGATGGGACCGAGGTCCCTGGTCGCCGTGCCTACTACCGACCCACCCGTAAGCGGGACGAGTACCGCTTCAAGGGCTGGGTGGGCGAGGAGGAAATCATCAGCTTGCCGGTGCCGGGGGGTGCGTCCTGATGGCCGTCGAGAACTTCGATATCGCTACGGCAGCAACCGACTGGGCTGCGCCGGGTCGAGAGGTCGAGTGCCCGGTCGAATCTCCAGGCGAAGCTGACTTCATCAAGAAGTACGGCCCGCTGACCGTTCGCCAGCAGATGTACATCCGCGTCAACGGCTGGACGTTCTCTGCTGTGTGGGGGACCGGGACCTACTGCACCGGCGCACGCCTTGACGGCGCCGGTTCGAAGCCGCTTCCCTGCTCGCCCGACGCCGAGATCGCGGTGTGGCGCGGCGACAGCGGCGACCTCATCGAGCTTCACGGTGACTCGGTCGAAGGCTGGGTGGCGCCCGCTTCGCTGGAAGCGGCCATCGGCGCAGCTGAACAAGACGACGAGGCGGCCATTCGCGCCGCGCTCGTACGACGGGAGGACGACTGATGACCCCCTTCGCCGCAGATCGCGACCCACAGAACGTCTTCAGCTTGGACGCCCGGCGCCGGAAGTCAGACGACCGCCCGGTACCGATCAGCCAGAAAATCGCAGAGCGGGAGCTGGAACGACGAGAGGCGATGGACGACGGAGACAGGACCGTGGCGGCGATGCGCTTCGACGGCATGGGCATCTCTGAGGACGAGCTTCAGGCCGAGGTCGACCGCATCGACCAGGCATGGGAAGCGTGGACCTTGAAGAGGGCCCCGGTCACCGAGGGTGAGGCGAGGCAGAAGGTCGCCCGGTATGTGGACGAGGCCCGCGCTTCGTTGATGAAGGCGCTCGCCGCGGCCGACCACCCGGACCTCGAGGGGCTTCATCCCCGTGTCGCGTTGGTGGCACTGGAGGCGGACAAGCTGCAATCGGATCTGGCGGATGAGGGGAGCGCGGCGTGACCGCCCAGCTGACCGAGGAGGAGACGTTGGCTCCGGTGGACGCCTCGAAGACGGACCATCCGAACCTCGCCGCCGCTCTCGTCGCCGCACAGCTGGAGATGCCGGCGGTGGAGAAAGACGGGACCAACCCGCACTTCAAATCGAGCTTCACCACGCTCGGGAAACTGATCGCGACCGTCCGCCCGGTGCTCAACCGCCACGGCATCGCCGTCACGCAGCTGCCCTCCCGCGACGAGCAGGGCAAACCGACGTTGGTCACCCGGTTGGTGCACTCCGGCGGCGACTCCATGGAGGAGACGATGCCGCTGATATTGGCCAAGCAGGACGCGCAGGCTCTCGGCTCTGCCCTCACCTATGCGAAGCGCTACGCCCTCGCCGCAGCGCTGGCGATCGCTGACCAGGAAGACGACGACGGCAACGCAGCGACTGCCGGATCTGAGATCGCGAAAGCGTCGGACCAGCAGCGGAACACGATGCGCGCCGCGCTCTCCTGGCTGATGGGAGACGACGCCTCGATCGATGTCGAGGGGCGCGTGCTCGAGCAGTGCGGGGGAGACCTTCCCGCGGTCGTGGCCAACTCGGTCATCGCGACGATCAAAGCTTTCAAGGATTCCAAAAGCCAGACCCCTGATCAGCCGCAGGTACCTACCGATCCTCCTCCTACGGACGAGTCAGGTACGGCTGCCCAGCCTGCGGCTGATCAGGAGCCAGCCGAGGTGACGGAGTGACGGTCCCCATGAACAAGTGGCGCTGGCGCGGCATGGCCGGGCACCTGATCGTGGCGGAACAGTGCTGCTTCCACATGGTCACGGACATCGGGCGCATCCACGTCTCGACCATTGGGTGCTACCACGAACGCGGAGCCCAGAAGACCTACAACACGCGCAAGCCGCTGGGCGTCGGCGGTTCGGCCTCGCTCTACGAGACCATGCTCTTCCCGCTCGACGCAAACGGGGGGGTCGACAACTGGTCCGAGCTTGACGGCGAACGCTACGGGTCCGAGGAGGACGCCGAGGCCGGTCACATGCGCTTCTGTCGGCTCGCCGCCAAGGCGGACGGGGATCCTTCGAACCTCATCGGGCGCGGCTGATGGCCACCACTACCAAGCCCACCGGCTTCCTCCGCTCCTCCGAGAACACCGGAGAGGCAGAGGCACAGGCAGCGCATGAAGTACGTCGCCTCAGGAAGCTGGAAGCAGCTGAGCCACGGGGGTTCGACTGGGAGGACGACTGCGCGGAACGGGCTTCCCTCAGCTGGGGCATGGGCTCCGGTGCGGCTGCGTCGGTGCTTGTCGAACCCCGGGACCTGAGCGAGTCCTGGGAGCGGCGCATCGACTTCATGCTGGCGGAAGACGCGGGCAACAGCTTCGATCGAGACGGACTGGTGCGCTGATGGCGAAGAAGAACGGTGCGCTCATCGCTATCGAGACCTGCGGCTGCGTTACCGCCGTCTTGGTCTCCGGATTCATGTCTCCGCAGGAAGAGGCGGAGCACGTCGAAGGATGGCTTCGAGAAGGCCGAAAGGCGGAAGCCACCTCCGTTAAGCGGGCAAAGGAGCGGCTGACGTGCGAGTGCAGCCACGGCCGCAACGCCCGTCCTGACGAGCGGTCGATTCCGTTTGATGCTGCCCAGCTTGTGCGGGAGGCGCGTTCGTGACCAGCCACACGGCACCCGACCTTACCTCCGGAGCGTTGCTCCTCCAGCGCGTGAAACTAGGCACCGGAGGCCAGTGCTCCAACGAGGAGTGCACCCGTGCGGGCCGGTTCCGGATACGGATCGCAGGCCACTACGTGAAGGGGCCGAGCCAGGTCCAGCGGTATGCGTTCCTCTGCTCTCCGTGTGCAGCTGCGGCTATCAGCTTGTGGGACGAACTGACGGGGCGCGTCGATGAGGAAGCGGCGGCGGCGTGATGGCCAGCATCCCCTTCCGAGAAATGTGCTGCCGGAAGTGCCGGCACGTCTGGACCGATGGGGCGTCCCTACCCGAGGGACCGGTCCACTGCCCGAAATGTGAGACGCACGTGTGCGGCTGTGGGTGTGGGATCGACCTCTCCGACTTGACCGAGGACACGATCTGGTTCGACCGTTCTCATGGGTCGGCGGTCGAACGGGAGATGGCGGCGTGACCCGCATTCCCACCCGCAACCAGATGGCCAAGCTGGCCCACCTTCCGGTCGGCACGGCGGTCATCAACCCGCGCCGCCATGACTGGCGTCCGCTCCTCAACCACGGCTGGGTAGAGGCCGCGTTCAGCACCGATTGGGAGAACCACAGCTTGGCCTACGAGCCAGGAGGCCAATATCTGCCGGCGCTCCGAATCACGGCGGACGGTCTCCGTGCCCTTGCCGACGCTGTCGACCAGCACGGACAGCCGCCGATGGACGAACCACGGACGCAGGTCGAGGCGATGGCCGAGTACGACCGGCGGCGGGCGGTGGCGGCGTGAGCGACCACTTCGCGATCAAGCCGAGCGGCATTAACGGGTACGAAATCCGCCTTCCTCGCGTCTCGATCCTTCGGATCAACTGCGGCCGGCGCCCTCAGTTCTCTCGACTGCGATTGTCAGGTGTCTACAAGGGCGGCATGGAAGTTGGCGAGGGGCATTGGCAGTGGAGTTGGGATCTGGCGTCTCAGCGTTGGCGGGCCGTGCGATTCGACTTCGCCCTCTGGCGGGTCACGATCAAGCTCTGGGAGGTCCCCGCCGAGCGGATCGATCGCGGGCGCCCTAGAGGACGCCTTGAACTCCTACGGTTTGCCTTTGCCGAACGCGGCCATCACGACGACAATCTGTCGCCGGGCTGGTGGCTGCCGGAAGAAAAGCTTCCCCAAAAACTCTGGGAGCTCGGCATCACCGGCCGCGCCTGGTTCCCCGGAGCCTGGAAGATGGCGATGCTCCTCAAGCTCACTGTCGCCGTCCTGCTTCTGCGTGAGCGCGCGTGGGATTGGGACACAGAGGAATGGATGGCGGCCTGCTTCGATGGCAACAGCTACGCGTCGATGGAAGGCACGTTCCACGAGTGGACCGAACTGCGGACCCCCGATCGGTGGCTGCCGCGCTACTGGACCTACAACGTCAACCGGGAATCGACGTGATGGCCGAGCAAGTCTGCGACTACGAGAAGTGCTCGGAGACCTTCATCCCGAAGCGTCCACATCAGCGCTTCCACCACGAATCGTGCCGTTACGCGCAGTGGGAGCTGGACAAAGAGCGCGAGGAGGCGTCAGGTAGTTCTCAACGCGTTGACGGGCAAACGACGCACCCGCTCCAGCTTGTCCGCGAAGAACAAGAGCAGGCGAAGGAGAAGGCGCGCTGGACCCTGCTCGCCCGCGAGCACCTGGCCCGCACGCTCCTCGAGACCGGCTACGCACACGCCGACGACTTCGACGCACTCTCGGTGCCCGACGACCACCGCAACGTCATCGGCTCCCAGATGGGCTCCTTCGTCGCCCGCGGCTACATGGAGGAAGTCTCCCGCCGAGCCTCGGCTAACCCGAAGCGCAAGAAGGCCAAATCGGCGGTCTACAGGCTGACCGACAAGGGCCGCAAAGACCTTTCAGAATTGCTCTCGCCGCTCGTCGGATCGAACCGTCAGGAGTCTTCCGGGGAGGTCGGCTCCAGGACGGTTCGATCGGGCGAGAAGGAGATCGTCGGGGTCGACGTCGACCACCATGGGGATGGTGAAGGGGAGGGTTCTGCTGGGCTTGGCGTCCACGTTCCACCCTCCTCGGTCGGCGTCGATCCGGGCGAGCTCGGTCCTAACCCGACCACGGTCGGTGCCGGTCAACTCCGAGGTAAGAGCGACCAGGGACGCCAATCTCCGTCCGCCGCCGCCGGCACCGACTCGCCCGACTCATTGGTGCAGCTGGACGGTGCCCGCAAGGCGCCTTCGATGTACGACCCGATGGAGGACGCGGCGGCGTGACCTGGGAGATCCGCCAAGGAGACGCTCTGGAGCGGCTGCGCGAGATGCCGGACGAGTCGGTCCAGTGCTGTGTCACCTCGCCGCCCTATTGGGGCCTGCGCGACTACGGGGTCGAAGGTCAGCTGGGGCTCGAGGAGACGCCCGAGCAGTTCGTCGCCGGGATGGTCGACGTCTTCCGCGAGGTCCGGCGGGTGCTGCGTTCGGACGGGACGCTCTGGCTGAACATCGGAGACAGCTACGCGACGGGCGGTCGCGGCGGCGGGGCGGAGGGGGCGAAGCAGGGGACCAACGTCGGCGCCCTCCTCGGTGCCAAGAACGTCGCGCCACCTGGCTGCAAGCCAAAGGACCTTGTCGGCATCCCATGGATGCTCGCCTTCGCCCTCCGCGCCGATGGCTGGTACCTCCGCCGGGACATCATCTGGGCGAAGCCGAACCCGATGCCGGAGAGCGTCACCGATCGGCCGACGTCGTCGCACGAGTACCTCTTCCTGCTGACGAAGGCCCCGAAGTACTTCTTCGATGCCGAGGCGATCCGGGAGAAGGCGACCTATGCGGGCCCCAACGGTGCGCAGCACTCGCCCCATGCCCAGGGCTTCGGTCGCCGCACGCCGGCGGAAGAGCGCGAGCGCCAGGACAAGCAGCGCGGCCACGGTCGCCGCCATGACGGCTTCAACGACCACTGGGACGCGATGTCGAAGGAGGAGCAGCAGGCGCTCGGCCGCAACAAACGCTCGGTCTGGACGATCGCCACCAAGCCATTCCCCGACGCCCACTTCGCCACCTTCCCGCCCGACCTAGTCGAGCCGTGTATCCGGGCAGGGACGGCGGCCGCGAATTGCTCAGAGTGCGGCGCGCCCTGGCGGCGGATCACGTCGACCGAGTACGTGAAGTCACCCAAGCACGGTTCCGGATCGGTAGTCGGCCGAAAAGAGGCCAGCGGCCAGAACAACTTCGACGGTGCCGGGATGCCCCGTCTGAACAAACAGGTCACCACGCTCGGGTTTGAGCCGACCTGCCCGCACGGCGCCCCGCCATCCTCGGCGTTGGTACTCGACCCCTTCGCCGGCGCCTCCACCACCGGCCTTGTCGCCACCCAGCTAGGCCGCGACTTCGTCGGCGTCGAGTTGAACCCGGAGTACGTCGCCCTCGGTGAAGAGCGCATCCGTCGCTGGGAACACGACCCGGCCGGCCACCTCCGCCGCGCCACTCCAATCGAGGCCCAGGCGTCCATCTTCGAGACGGCAGAGATGCCGGAGGCAGCGGCGTGATCTTCGGAGAGAAGCTGCTCCCCAAGGTTCTGGACGGCTCGAAGACCGTCACCAGGCGCCCGGTGAAGCCGGGGAACTCACTCCACGGCCCTGACTGGCGCCCATGCAAGTACGAGGTCGGTCGCACGTACGGTGTGCAGCCGGTCATCAAGGACGGACCGGGGAAGGGCCGTGGCGGCAAGTCCGTCGCGCGCATCCGCGTCAAGAGCGTCCGCCGCGAACCGCTCGGCCACCAGCTGACGATCAGTGAGGCGGCCAAAGAGGGCTTCGGTGGCTTCAGGGCCTTCCGGGACTACTGGGAGGGCGAGCTGTACGGCTCCTACGACCCGACGCAGCTTGTGGACCGCATCGAATTCGAATTGGTCCCCGACTCAGGGACCGGGTCGTGAATGAGCAAGCCTCCGGCCTTCCAGTTCTATCCCCGCGACTGGGTCATGAGCACCCGCATCCTGACCCCGGAGCAGCGGGGCGTCTACATGGACCTGCTCTGTTTCGGATGGGATATGGACGGACTTCCACCCGACCCGGACGCCATGGCTGGGCTAGTCGGCCTAGCTGCGCCGAAGTTCAAAAAGGTTTGGGCGGTCATCGGTTCTCGCTTCTACCAGGACGACGCGGGCCTTTGGCGCAACCGGCGACAAGAGGAGCAGCGGGCCGAGATGGACGCGCTTCGGGAGAAACGTCGGCAGGCAGGTCGTGCAAGCGCAGAACAGCGGGCCGGCAAGTGACCAACACCTGTTCAACACATGTTGCCTCGGCGTTGGTGCAGACGACCAACCCTGCGTCTGCTACTGCGTCTGCGGGTCAGGGGGAGGGGTTTTGACCTACCTAGATGTAGAAAACCCTTCCCCTAAAACGCGCGGGTGTGCCTGTGCGCGTGACTGTGACTGCCTGACGCGCACTGCTCCGCCTCGCTCACGGCGCGACGACTGGACCGCAGCCCGGCACGTCTGGCACCACCTGACTGCCGGCTTGTCGATGCTCTCGCTGAACGACTTCGGCCGTCCGTGGCCGAACCCTCGCCGCAACGTCATCGCACAGCTTCTCGACCAGTTCGGAGCAGACATCTGCATCGCCGCTGCCGAGGAGACGCGGCGGATCATCCAGAACGACGATCGCGCCCCGAACGTCACCGGCCTCTTCGCCAAGAAGTGCGCGGACATCGCAGCCGAGCGTGAGTCGGTCCGCGAGATCGCCGAGCTCTCCTTGGCCGGCGCCAAGGCTCGGAGGGCGCTCGCATGAGCGACCAGCTCCTCGACTGGATCGACGGCGCCCGTCTCCTCCGCTGGCTGGAAGAGGACCGGCGGGCGATCAAGCCGAACCAGACCGCCGACGACTTCGGCCGCCATGGCCGCATGGTCCGCAGCTGGAGGACCGAGAACCGGAAGACCCGCGTGCACATCGTGGACGAATTCCTCTGCTCGATCGACGTCTGCCTCGGTGAGGTGCCCGACGACTGCTTCTGCGAGGACCCTCGCTTCCACAAGGTCCCTCACGTCCCGGTCTCCTCGGAGAAGTCGGAGCGGATAGCGAAGCTCCGCGAGCTCGGCTGGACGGTCGGCGAGATCGCCGCCATGGTCGGGGTCACCAGGCGCACGGCCGAACGCCATTCACGGAAGGCCGCGGCATGACCGTCGACCAGCTCGAACAGAGGGTCAGCGATCTCGAGGGCCGCATTGCTCGGCTCGAGGAACTGCTTTCCGACCCCGCCTCAGCAGTCGAGGCAGAGCAACACCAACCGTCACCGGCATGGGGGAGGGACGCATCGTGAAGCTGCACGCTAGAGCGCAAGCTTCCCAAGCTCGATGGAGCACCAACGTAGGCAAAGCCGGGGGTCCTGGGGCCAGTCGTAGAGCCAAACGGCCTCGTCCGATTCCTCCCCGTTGGCCTTCATTGGTCCCTGTTGGTCGTGAGGGTGTTCGTGGAACGTCAGGGGTTTCGGGGGCGGGGCGATGAGCGGCCGAGGTAGAGGGCCGCTGGATGTCTACGGCACCGTCACCGGGAACGGCACGCCGGTCGAGGAGGCAGTCATCCGCGCCCTCCTCATCGATGATGGCAACTGGCTGGCGAAGTGCGACGACAACGCCGCGGTGGTCAAATGGCTGCGAGGGGCGGTGCAGAGCGCGTTCGCAGGCAAGCCGCTACCGCTCCTCACGGTCGGTGAGGTCGAACGCATCCTGAGAAGCGACGAGGCGACCACAGCCGCTCTCGCTGCCGCTGACATAGCTCCGGCGGACCTGGCCAACGTCGTCCGCACGCTTCTCGACTTCCTACCTGAGGAGGGTGAGCGGTGAGCGGCCTGAATCGTGTCTATCGCTACCGGCTCTATCCCACGCGGAGGCAAGTCGAGGCGCTGGATGGTCAACTGGCCTTCGCGTGCGATCTCTACAACGCGGCTTTGGAGCAGCGGCGTACGGCGTTCCGGGACTTTGGTGTCTCGGTTCGCTTGCGGGAGCAACAGCACGAGCTCACGGCGCTCCGGAGCAGCGGCCCCGAGATGAACTACTGCGCGCAGGAGATGGTTCTCCAACGCCTCAACCTCGCGTTCGAAGCTTTCTATCGTCGTCTCCGCCATGGCGAGAACCCCGGCTTCCCCCGCTTTAAGGCAAAAGGACGCTTCAACACCCTGTCGTGGCGCCGAGGGCACGGAGGGGCGGCGATCCTCAACAGCCGCCTCCGCATCCAGGGCGTCGGTCACATCAAGGTCAAATGGCACCGCGATCTTCCCGGTGAGCCGAAGCAGACCCGAATCACCCGGAAGAACGGCCGCTGGTACGTCGCCTTCACGGTCGAGGTCGAGCCGAAGCCGCTTCCCGCGACCGGCCAGAGCATCGGCGTCGACCTGGGCGTTCGGCAATTCGCCACCCTCTCGACGGGCGAGGTAGTCGAGGGTCCACGGGCCTTCTGGAAAGCGGCCCCTGCAATTCGTCGAGCCCAGCGCAAGGTAGCCCGACGCCAGCGCGGCAGCCATCGCCGCAGGAAGGCCGTCGCTGAACTGAGTCGCCGACGCGAGCGTGAGGCGAGCCGCCGAGAAGACGCCGCCCACAAGGCCGCCCGCGCGCTGGTAGACCGCTTCGACCTCATCGCGGTAGAGGACCTGAACGTGCGGAAGATGGCTCGGGTCAACCGGGGTCTGAACCGCGAAATCACCGATCAGGGTTGGAGCGCATTCCTAACCCACCTGGAAGCCAAGGCTGAGAGTGCCGGGCGCCAGGTCGTGCGCGTCGACCCACGCAACACGTCGCGTCGCTGCCACGAATGCGGCGCAGTGGACAAGGAGTCGCGCAAGCGCTCCCGATTCTGCTGCACCACTTGTGGCCACGAAGACGACGCAGATGTAAACGCAGCACGTAACATCTTGGCCCGGACGGGGCCGTCGAGCGCCAACGCCACCAAGTCGGCGTTGCTCGAGAAGCCGATTTCGGAGTCGTCACATACGGAGAGCTTCTCGTGAAGGCCTGGCGCTGCCCTGAGTGCGGCGAGCAGGTCTCGGAGCGAGACACGGGCTTCGCCGACGGACGGCCCGACGTTCGGCATGTTCATCTTCGGGCGGCCACCTACATCGACGGCGAGGAACGGTATTCAGTCCCGGCCGAAGAGGTCGAGGTCATCCCCGTCTCTGCGTTCAAGGAACGGCTGGAAGACGACGCGCATCATGCCGACCAAGCACGGAGCGGCCATGAGGCTCACGGCGAAGGAGTAGCGGCCGAATACATGGCCGGAAAGGCCGCGGGCCTTCGTGCCGCTCTCTCGGTGCTCATCAAGGGCGAATGGGAGCAGGTCTAGATGCCAGAGAAGAGCATCACCCGACTCATGTGCGGCGTCAAGAAGCTGAACGGCTACCTACAGCCCTACATGTCCCCGGCCGTCCAAGGGGAGTACGTCAGGTGGGAGGAGCACGAGGACTTCAAAAACCGACTGACCTCCGAGGCAGTGGTTTCGGCGGCGTGGGACCGCTTCGAAGAATCAAAGGACATGGAGGGCGCTCTTCGCGCCGCCATAGAAGCAGCCGGGGAGGGGCCGGACCGTGCCTGAGGAGAAGAGCATCGAGCGCTTCGACTGCGAGACCGAGAAAATCGGGAGCGGCTACGTCTACTACGAGCAGGGCGTCATGGAACCGTGGCCCGAAGGCGAGTGGGTCAAGTACGAGGAGCACCGACAGGCTCTGGGTGAAGCGGCCAGCGCGCTTTCGGCTGAGCTTGCCAAGGTCCGCAAGCACCGTGACGACCTGAAAGAGGCTCTCTCGCGCGCTCCCTACCCGAGCGATCTCTCGATAGCTGAACAGGACCGCGACCTGGCCGAACAAAAGCTCCAGACCATCACCGCAGAGATCGCCTACGTCAGAGGCCATCTTGAAGCCTATGCGGACGCCCTGGACCGCCCTCACTCACTGCAAGAGCTAAAGAAAGCGCTTCGTGAGGATGCGAGTCGCCTCCTCGACCAGGCCGAGACTGCGGGGGCAGAGTAGTGGCCGACTGGCAGATCGAAGTAGCGATCATGGTCGTCGCCGTGGCCATCTGGCTCTTCTGGTGCTGGGGAGAAGGGTGGCTTCGGTGAACCGCTACGCAACTCGCGACTGCGACTGCCCCGACGTGGTCATAGGGACCGGTGGGAAGCGGCCGGAGAAGTGCGAGGAGCACGGCAGCCGCTACCTCAGCGAGGCCCAGCTTCGAAAGCTGCATCCCGCACCTGTCGACGAGGGTGACCTAGGCATCCGAGGACTCGGTAGGCCAGTTGCAGACCCCAGCGACGGCGGCGCATCTAACGCGGGACGCCGCCGTCGCAAATCTCCCAAGCGCTCAGCTGGTCCGCAGCGGGATTGGTCGCTCGCCCGGACGAAGGTCGAAGAAGAGGGCGTGTGTCGGATCTGCAAGCGGGCCGACTCTTACGAGCACCCGCTGGAGGCCTGTCACGTCCTGGGCCGCGAGCACGACGAACCGAAGGTGGGCACGGATGGTCGGCCGCTGAGAGAACTGTGGGTGCACCCCGATCGCGTCTTCCCCGGTTGCGGTCCGTTCCCGGCCGGATGCCACGGCGACGTGGATCACAAGCGCATCAACTACATGGGCTACCTGACGCTCTCCGAGCAGCTTATGGCGGTCAAAGATGCCGGGGGGATAGCTGAGGCCTATCGGGCGCTGATGCCGGTCGAGAGACGCGAAGAGCGTGAAAGGAGTGCGGCGGCATGAACCCGGACCACGTCAACTACAAGGTCGTCTGGGCGGACGGCAGCACCTTCGAATTCCGGGGGCCGAAGCACTTCCTCGATTCGGTGAAGGGGCGGCCCAGCTTCCTCCTGCCCACCGAGGAATTCCCGTGCCTCCTGTCGATGGCGAACGTCCGCTACATCTCGGAGACGGTCCCGCTTCCTCCCTTCGGTCACTCCCAGAACCAGCAGACGCAGAGGACCCCTGCCGCATGACCTTCGAGAACAGAAACGAAAAGGCGACGAGGAGGAATGAGTAATGGGAACTAGAGCCGACTTCTACGTAGGGCGTGGCACCGAGGCCGAGTGGCTGGGGTCGATCGCTTGGGATGGCTACCCAGAGGGCATCAGCGGGGCGATCCTGCGGGCAACGAAGGAGAACAAGTATCGGGAGTTGGTCGTCGGCTACATCGGTGAGCGGGAGGACGGTACGGAGCCGAGCATGGGTTGGCCGTGGCCGTGGGAGGACTCGGGCACGACCGACTTTGCCTACGCCTTCGACAACGGGCGCGTCTACGCCTCCTGCTTCGGCTGTGAGTGGACCGACACGCCTCTTATCGAGGACGCATTCGATGACCTCGCCGAAGACTTCGCCAGCTTCCCGGACATGTCGGGGCAGAAGCACTCCGCTCCGGCCGGGTCCAAGCGCTCCGGCGTGATGGTCATCTCGGCGCCAGAAGCCAAAGAGGAGAGCTAGCCATGCCCGAGCAGAAGGCCTCTGACACCGAGCGGACTTGGACCATATGGGCGTGTCCAAGATGCGGCGAGGACATCGGCGAGCGAACCGCCCACTGGCACCCGCACCCCGATTCTCTGGACCCCGAAGAGTATTTCTCGGAGCCGGTCACCGTCGTTTCTCTCGACGCGATGGAAAGAGAGAAGGAAAAGGCGGCGACGGCGAGGGAGCGCCGCAAGCAGGAGACGGCTCGCGCAGACGCCAACGCTTTCCAGATCAAAGTCGAGCGTGAACGGCTACAGAAGGAGAAGGCCGAGCGGGAGGCGGCGATCCAGAAGTTCGAAGAGCTTGCCGACCAGGCCGAGGAGGTCGAGCGACGGCTACGAGGTAAGGCCGAGACCTCCGACGACGAGGTATCCCATATCGCCGCAGCCGAAATCGAGCAGGGGCGCTCCCTCGCTTACAGCTTCGCCGCCGAATACCTGCGTTCCCTCGCCGACGAACCCAACCGAGAGGAGTCCCGCGATGCGAGTTAAGGCGATCCTCTGCTGGCTGCGAGGCGGGCACGACCCCGTGGCGCTGACGATCAACGGCAGGTTCTCGGGGCTTGAAACCTGCGAGCGCTGCGGCGCGAAGTCGTGGCGAGGAGGCCGATTCCAATGAGCACCGAGCAACAAGACACCACCTACCTCTCGGAGGCCGTCCGGAAGCGGACGGAGGGGACCATCCGCTTCGTCCATCCAGTGCAGCCGAGAGGTTCGGTCACCACGGAGGGAGTCGATCTCCCCACCGCGTTGGAGATGGCGCGCAACGGAGGAGACATCGAAGTCTGGCGCGCCGAATATCGCAAGTGGTTCATGTTGATTCCGGACGGCTCCAATTGGCGCGTCGACCTGCTGAACAGCTTCGCCACCCACTACGAACAGAAGGGAGCCGAAGGGGAGAGGGAGCGGTTGGAGGCGTTGACGAACGGCGCACGGCATGCAGAACGCGCCATCGACGGCCACATGAAATTCCTGATGGTCAGCGGCATGGCGGAAGAGAGCCTGAAGCTCTACGAGAGTTGCAAGCCACTGGCGGAGGCTCGCGCCGAGATCGCCGCAGCTTTCGCCGCACTCTCAGAGAAAGAGACCGACCAGCCCCAGGAGGAGAGCCGATGAGCGACGTAAAGGGACTCGCCGATTCGTTCGGGCGCGCCGTCGAGGCGGGGATCTCGGAGGGCGAAAAGCGCTTCGCCAACTACGTGCGCGGCCTGATCGAAGGCGAGGACCGAGACTCGGAGACCGTTCTCGACTCGGTGCTTTCCGCATGCCATGAGACCGACCAGCCGGGAGAGGAGTCGAGCCGTGGCTGAGCTACAGGAACAGCCGAAAGCTGCTTGGGCCGGGAAGACGCGCGCCGAGGTTCTGGCGCTCTTCCCGGAGAACATCGAGACCTGGCGCTGCCCGGCATGCGGACGCAAGCTGGACGGCCAGACCATCGACATCGACGAAACCCGCGAGAAGTGCACGAAGCGCATCCACACTCACGGGCCCGTCAAGTGCACCTACGTCCGCCGGGATGTGACTGCGGCGATCTACTTCGGCCATTTCGTCGACCTCATCGAAGACGCCGGGCTTCATCTCGATGCCGAATTCGTCGCCGACCTACGCGAGAGCGCCGGTCTTCCGCCGCTGCCCGACCCGACCGAGGAGACCAACCCATGAACCAGCCTGACCGCCAGCAGGAGCAGGCCCTGATCCCAGAGGCGGCCGTCATGGCTGCGGTGGATCACGTCTCATGGGGGAACTTCGCCGTCAAACGGAACGAAGTGCTTGCGATCCTCGCCGCCGCCCATCCGGCCCTTCGACAGGAGACGTTACGGGAGGTCGAGGGGGCGCTGAGAAGCGAGCGATTCATCCAGCCCGCCGCCTGGGCCGTGCGTCAGTCCGGTCCTCTCGAATCTTCTCGCAGCCATGCGAAGGCCGCCCTCGCGAATGCTGCAGACAACCTCGCCACCCTCACCCAGCAGCCCCAAGTCCAAGCCGATCCAAATCTGTCCAAGGATTTGGAAGTAGAGGAGGAGGTCTGCCAGCGTTGTGGGGGAGCGGGCTACACCTGCACCTATGAGGGCGGCTTCACGACCATTCGGTGCGAGATCTGTCGGGGCACCGGAAAGAAGCCAGCGGCCCAGGCAGAGGCGTTTGTCGGTTCGCCGCCGTGCGTCACCTGTCCGCACAACCTGCCAGACGGCGGCCGTCTTGAGGCACGCGGTAAACCCATCCCGACCCAGGTAGACGAGGCCGAGTCCTCGGCAAGGCCCCAGACCGCAAAACAACTTGCCGACCAGCAGGACTTCGACACCATCAGGAAGGCCACCGAAGAGTTGGAGGCGTTGCAGGAGGACGGCACGGGGGAGACCCCAGAGGCCCGGGAGAAGGCCGCGATGCGGGAGTTCATGCAGACGGTCCGATCCTCACCTAACCCAGAGTCCGACGAGATCCGGGCGACGCGCGCGGCGCTCTCGAAGCTTCACGAAGCAATCTTCCCGGAGCAGTACGGCACCGACTGCAACCCCGTCTCCACTACGGAGTCGAAGGAGGAGCGATGACCGGCGAGACGGTTTTCGAAATGGGCCAGAAGGTGAACGTCTGGACCGAGGAGGAGCGCTTCATCTGCGAGGGCGTGGTCGACGGAATCCACCACCCCGAAGAGCCGGACGGCGAGGAGTTCTATGACGTGCAACCCGTCGATGCTCCGTACGGCCGCTTCGACCACATCAGCGAGATGAGACTGACGGAGGCATCCCGATGAGCGGCACGGTCACGATCACGCTGGACCGGGAGGAGGCCGAAAACCTCCGCTTCGTCCTCCACATGGCTCGCGGCATGCGGCGGGACGTGGGCAACGAGAAGGGCGCCGAGGAGGTCGCGGCGATCCAGACGAAACTCCGCGCCGCCCTGGACACCCCAGACCAACCACAGGTCCCCTCAGGGCCACTCGGTGACGAAGAGCGGGAGCGGCTGAGGGGGATCGCCGAGCGTGCGGGAGAAGGGCGCCTCCTCGACGACCCGGAACTCATTTTCCTCCGCAGGCTGGCCGACCAGCCCCCCACCGAGGAGAGGCTACGGGAGAAGCTGACCGAGTTCGACGCGTGGCTCAGCTTCCGTGGTGAGTTCTCCGAGGTGCTGACGGCCTTCCGTCAATCGTTTGGGACCGACACGTCCGTCGCCGCCCTCACGGAAAAGGCCTCAGGTGACCGGGAAGGTGAGGGGCAGTGAGCATGGAGAGCGCTCTCGCAGCGCAGGCCCAGACGATCGCCGCGATCCGATCCCACCTGACCGACGAGGAGAACGAGTGGGCGGGCGACAAGCTGATCTGGCAGCGCGCCGTCCGGTTCGGACCCGACACGCCCGAGGGTCACGCGAAGAAACTGCGCGCCGCCCACGCTGCCGCCGAGCAGTACGTCGCTGAACTCCTCACCGCAATGCAGGACGAGGCCACCCAGCCCAAGGCAGAGGGGTGAGGGGGTAATGCCTGAACTGATCGGCACCACCTGCATCTCCTGCAAAGGGTCAGGACGCACTGGGTTCTTCGGGGTGGCGGTCATCCCGTGCTGGCGCTGCGGAGGATCGGGACGAGACCCGCACCCCGGCGAGCCGTACCCGAAGCCGAAGACCTACAGCTACCCGCAGCCCCACCACCTAGAGAGAGAGGGAGACGATGTCGATTCGTGACTTCGACGGAGAGGAATGGGTCTCGGCCGATGCCATGGACCGCCAGGTTCAGCTTCGACAGGCCGCAGAGCAACAGCGTGACCGCCTACGGGTCAAGGCTGGCGAAGCTCGCGTCCACCTGGAGGAAGGCCGCCCCGGCAAGGCTCACGCGCTCCTCGAAGAGATTCGAGCCGAGGAGGAAATCGAAGCCGCCGAGCTTCAGGACCGAGAAGACGACGTGGCAGCAGCTATCGAAGGCGAGGTAGGAAATGAGTGACGAGACCCCGACGCACGTGTTTCTGACCATCGAGCTTCCATCGATCTACACGGACGACATGGTGGAGGGCGGCGAGCTTCGGCCCTACCTGAGCGAGTTCGACTCGGAGTCCGACTTCATCCTCGATGCGATGGGCCAGCCGAGCATCGTCAAGCTGCGGACCGAGGTCAGCGGCGAAAAGGAGGGCGACGTGATCGAGGTCTGGGGCGCCGTCCACTCAGCTTCGCTCGGCCCCGCCAGCCGCGGCTATGGCCCCGGCCCGCATCTCACGACGGAGCAGCTTGAAGCTAGCGCGTCGTACGCCCTGAACCCCGACTACGAGGGAGACGACGACGATGCCTGAGCCTGACACCGAGAACAAGGACTGGCCGGAGGTCGAGCTTTATCGCTCCGCTCGCTTCGAGAAGTCGGCGCTCCACGTCGTCCCCGACCATGCGGGCCTGTTTCGTCGGTCTGAAACGTATCTGCCTCTACAGGTCATAAGAGAGCGGCTGCTTTCGGACGAGGCGGTTGAAGCTGCGTGGGGCGCGATGGAGGAGGACTCGCCGTATGTGGACTCCGACAAGACGCTCTCCTACGCTCGTGAAGTTCTCGGAGCAGCTGTAGCCGCCGCCTTCCCTCAAGAGGAGGCGTCGTGAGCGATCAGGTCATCTGGGATGACGAGGACGAGCGTTTCGTCGCTGCTCTCACGGAGCCGGACATCGAGCGTCGGCTGCTCTGGGAAGCGATGGAATACGCCCAGCACGACTCCTGGCGCTGCGAGCATCCGGACCGCTACCCGCCCGATCCCGATTGTCCCTGCGGCCTCCTGAGCTTGCAGGCGCGCGTCCTCGCCGCAATCGGTTCACCACCCGACGATTGGCAGCCGCTACCCATCGATATCTGGCCACCGAGATCGGCGGCAGGGCAGAACAAAGGAGAGGCATGAGGCTAGGGGCGGGGGAGTTCGGTTAGCTGATGGACCCACGCTCCGGACAGAAGCCCATGACCGCAGCAGCTCGTCGCTCCGGCTACGAGGCGCTACGTGCTGTCCTGAGGGCGGAGCACCCCGGGTTCGATGTCGTCTTCGTCCCCAAAGGTGAAGCTGCGGATCTCGTTGGCGCGTCTCTTCCGGGGAAGGTCGTCGGGAGCTTCACCGCGCCAGAGGATGCGGGTCCGGGTCTCGACGCGGTCGACGTTCCTCCCTCGGCCCCTTGATCTGCGCACCATCACGCAATCGATGAAGCCGGCCATCACCCGACGCTGTTTCTCGACCGGCATCGCCAGATAGGCGTCTCTCGTCGGCCCCTCCTCGACGGCACCGAACTGGGCCTCGGCCTGGTCGAGCAGCTTCTCCAATTCGTCGACCCGGGCTTTGAAGGAGGCGAGCATGTCGAGCCAGTCGTCATGGCCGAGGCGCCGGCGGGCGTCGGTGTCGTGGCGCAGTTCGTCGTATTCCCCGCGCACGATCACCATTTCCTCGCGCAGGCGCTCTCGCTCGCGTGAATCGGGGACCAGCTGGAGCGTGCCATCCAAGGCCTCGAGGATGAGCCCCTGCACGTAGTCGGTCAGGGTCTCGGCCTTGATTCCCGCCGGTTCCTGGCACCGGCCGCTCGCGTGCTTGACCCGGCAGCGGAGCATCGCGTCACCTTTCGCACTCCGACCGAGGGACAGGGAGTAGCGGCAGCCGGCGCAGCGGACGAAGCCTTGAAGTAGCCACGGCTCGGCTCCATCCTGCACGCCGCCCCAAGCGATGGTCGGGTCGGCCTGTGCGGCGTCGAACTCCTTCGGCGTGACGATCGCGGGGTGGGCGTCGGTGTTGACGGAAGGGCCTCGCCCGTCCACGTCCTGTTTCACAAAGCGCCCGACCTCGCCCAGGTACACCCGTTTGCCGACCATCCGCGAGACGGCGAGGCCGGTCCATTCGGTGGCGGTCCTCAGCTTGCTCTCTTCGCCGCGGTCGAGTTTCCGCGGGATGGGAAAGGGGGCGCCGATCTCGTTCAGCCAGTCGGCTATCGCGCCCCAACTCTCGCCCTCGCCACGACGGGTGAAGACCTCATGGGCCGCATCCTTCCACTCGTTCGGCACCAGCTTCCCGTCGGCCGTGTAGTCGTAGCCGAAGTAGGTGTAGGGCGAGATCATCTTGCCCTTGGAGATGGCGCCCGCCTGGGTGACGTACCAGCCCTCTTTGATGTTGGCCCCCCAGAACTCTTCGAAGACGAAGAGCATCTGCAGGAAGGCCATGCCGGACGGGGTCGTGTAGTCGAGATCGGGCTCCATCGCGGAAGCGAAGGTGGCTCCATGCTTGGCAAGTTCGGCCAGCATCGAGAGGGCGCCGAGAGTGTTCCTGGCGAAACGTCCGGATTTGTAGACGACGATTCCCGCCGATTCGTCGTTGCGTGCCCGCTCCATGCATTCGTCGAAGATCGGCCGCTGCATGACCGTCCCCGACCGGTCTAACTCGGGTTCGCAGATGCGGACCGGGAAGCCGGTACGCTCGGACCAACCATTGATCGCCTCCGCCTGTTGCTCGGGAGAGACCAGCGTCTCCTCTCGCCCTCGGGTATCGGAGACGCGGATGTAGCCGTCGAACGGCAGATCCTTGGGACGGTGGCGTCCGTTCAC